CCGTTAGCGGTCATTGCTGTTAGCCTGTTTATAGGCTTGCTCAAAGACGTATGCTAGCATTTTTGTAATTTCTTCCTTATTGTAATTATCCTTTTCAAGTTTACTTACGATATATTTTCGCAACCATTTTTCAGATTTTTCAGGTACAAGCAACGAACCGCTAACAACATGTTTATGTAAGCTGTTTTCGCTCGTAGGATGCGCCATTCCTTCGCACATTCTCGCTAAATGCAATCCAATTTTATGCAACATCTCAAGTGGTGTTTTTTCGCTACCATCAAGCAACTTTGGTAACTTATCGGTATGTTCACCACCAAAATTCAATTTCATAAACGCTTTCATCGCACCGATTTGCCTCGCATTTTCGGCAGCATGCTTTTCTAATTCTTCAACTTGTTTTGTAATCTTTAAATCCATCGCACATGTTTTTATAAGTTATTTACTCGCCTTAATTTTATCGGTTATTGTAGCAACAGCCAACACAAACACCCACCGTTAACGGCAAGCTGAAAATATAATAATTCATTCGAGCTTAATAAGTGGCTGCACCTCATTTAAGAAATAACAGCCAGCCGTTAACAAAGTGTAAAAATAATACTACATTAGCGGCTCGCATCAACGATAGTGCAAGCTTGAAGGAATAAAAATTATTCCTCCACCGCACTAAGTTCAGCTTCAAGTTCTTCAATTTTAGCTTTTAATTCATCAATTTCATCCTGTAAATATTCTTTATCTCTTATTGCATCATCCCTCTCACCCTCGGCTGATTCCGCTCGCTCGTATTCGTTATTGCCCCATTCTCTAAGTTCTGAGTTTGCATCTCTTACATTCTCAATCTCACTTATTGCGCTCGCTAATTCTCCAATGATATTAACTGCTTCATCTGAACTATCAATTTCTGGATTCTTTTTAATATATTCAGCCTCGCCCTTCGCACTCTCCATATATCCAATTACACTATCAATAATAGGGCATGTATTTCCAATTGGTGCATTATCTCTTGCCATATCCGTAATTTTTATTTGTTATCCGTATTAAATTTCGTGGGTTAATCCCGTACTATTCTTACACAAACCGTTAGCCACAAGTGCTTAGTTCGGTTCATCAAATAAAGTTTGTGGGGTGTTCTCTTTTTCTTTTCTTTTTTCTTTTTTCTTCCACCCTCTTTTTTGCTATCGCAAAATAATGTTCATCAAGCTCAACACCAATAAAATTTCTGTTTGTGTTCATACAAGCTATTGCCGTTGTTCCACTTCCCATAGTGTTATCTAAAACTGTTTCGCCTTCATTGGTGTACGTTTTTACTAAATATTCCAATAATGGTACTGGTTTTTGTGTTGGGTGTTGTTTACTTCTCATATTGCCAGCATTAGAAAATTCTAAAATATTACTTGGATAGTAGTCGTCATTATAATTGTCAACCTCTTTATTTAAATCACCATAAGAATCAAATACTTTCTTGGTTGTTATTTTTTTGTTCCTCATTCTGCCCTTTGTCATTTGTGGATTATACGTGCATTGTTTTTTGTAAAATACACTAATGTTTTCAAATTGCTTCAATGGTCTTTTTTTACAATTTAGAATACCTGTTTTGTTTTTCTTATCCCAAATCCACTCATATTTCCAATTTTTAATATTACTCATTCTTAAAGCACTTGAAAATGGTTCGTTACCAAACAACACAATAGCTCCATTGTCTTTTACAATTCTATTATACTGCTCCCAAAGCAATTCAAATGGAATAACAACATCCCATTTACTTTGAGTAATTCCGTAGGGCAAATCGCATATTATTGCATCAATACTTTTATCTGGTATGTTCTGCATTTCTTGTAGGCAATCGCCCTGTATTAGTTCTATCATAAGTTTTAATTTTTCAAATTAATTTGTCCAACGCTCAAAAAAAGAAAAGAAAAAGGCTCGGTTCATTTAATCAGCATTAGTGGTTAATAATCGCACCAGATGGCTAACACGTTATATAAGTCATTCCGCTACGCTCCACGCCTCATATAACATAGTTAGGCACAATAAAAATTACTACTGTTACTTAAAAACTATCATTCCTGCATCAACAACAGTCCAGTCATAATTCAACAACGCACAACACCTATCTATTGCGCCTCTCTGCTTTGTGCGTAACATGTCATTATATTTTCTAGTGTCGCTCCAAGGTGTGTTTGGTGTTATTAATTCAAGTTTAATAGAAATTAAACCAATCAGCTCTTTAAGTTCATTAGTGCCCTTATCCCACCATTCCGCTATGCTACCTGTGCGTTTATAATTATTCCTTAATTCGTTCTGTAAATCATTTATGGTTTTCATAATCGTAATTTTAAAAGATGCCAAAGATGCCTAACAATAAATAAAATGAATAAAGCATGCTAGGCTTGTGCATTTATTCAAGTGTCGTAGTTGCTTTACTGCATTTTATTATCAACGTTAAGAACAACTACCTCCGCTGCGCTGCGGTTAATCCATTCGGGTTACTAAAATTCCTATCAACAAAAGCACCCCAAATAAATCTGAAAAGTCAATAGACTGTTGATAGAAATTTCAGATTCTAACCCTCTCGGTCTTACCGTTATTCTTAACGGCGCCGTGCCAACTTAAAACTGCGTTACTGCCTGACCGCTACGGTAGCAATTCTTAACAAAGTGCAAACGTAATTGCAGGGCAATCATAATTGATACGTTTTAAGTTACCTGCTTGTTCCCAGCCTTTAAAATAGAAAGACTGTACTTGATAGATTCAACATTACACCAGTGGTTTATAGCATCCAACTCATTGTTTTGCTTCTCTAATCTCTCTGCTGTTTTTTCCTCTTCTTGTTGCTTATTTTCTAAAAATTCAATCGCATCTTTCATCTTTTCTATTTTAAATTCTTACACAATCAGGCAACTACGTTTGCACGGCGCCGTTAGCTTTCATTTGCCATCCCTCTTTGTTCTCTGTTAAATTGCTCAATATCTTCTTTAGTCGGTTCTGGCAATGGGTAATGTTTTGTTTCATAGGCTTCAACTTCTTTTGCAAGTTTTTCAAGCTCATCACCTTCTTTAGTATTTGGTTCAGCGTCCATTAACAACTCTACTCGTACCAACTTTTCATCATACTCTTTTTCACTTTTAATCATTTTATTTAAGTTTTGTCACCGCTCAAAAACGAAAAGCTAACAAGCGGGCATAGTTAATAAAGCCAATTAAGTTTAGTTTTTTCAAAACTATTTACGATAACCTTTCTCTTTAAGCCATTCCCAAAAATCTTCTTTGTTCGGTTTTCTCAACTTACAATTACATATTTTTGTGCGTTTTATTCCCGTTTCAAATGTGCTTTTAGTCGGTTTCGAAACTGAATGAACTCCCAATGTTCCCGTGTTCGCATAAGTGTAATAATCATTGCTTAAAGAACTAATTGTTATCCCGCTACTGTACCAGTTATTTTCCTTGTATTCGTCACACTCAATAGTATTCCAAGTAGTATCTTTTGGTACTAATTTCAAATCGCCATCTTTAGGCGATATTTCGTAAGTAACTATGCCTGTTTCAGTAATCGTGTCTTTTACCACTTCGCTACATTCATCTACATATTTATTCCAAAGTTTTAAATATTCAGAATCTTGCGCTTTGCAATTTATGGCTGCAATAACCATTAGTGAAATAATAATCTGTTTCATTTGTTTTATATTTAAAATTAAAAATTCCTTCCCTTCTGTTTTTTATTTTGTGCTTCGCAGAAACGGCAGTGCGTGTTTCACGTTTCGCAACTTATACAAACCGTTACCCACCAAGTTTAGTATTAAATTGAAGCGTTCATACTTAGGCTACGCTTCTTAGCCTTAGCCGTTAAGTATAATTATAATTGTTTTATTTAGTTTTAAGCGATTTATTTGCATCAGACGACAAATTGTTCGACTGAATCTAGTTAATCGAAATTAGACTTGTTTCCTGCTCTCTGACGAGCTATTTCGATTTAGAATAATGTGCTTTTTTCGCTATGATAAATGATTCTTCTATCCTTCGAGTAACTCTATCATCTTGTAGTTTATCTGAAACTTCTGGTAAAGTTAAATTAGATGTGAGTATAGTTAGGAGTTGTTGTTCGTACCTACTATTTATGATGTGATAAACAATATCCGCCACCCAGTCACTAACTTTCTTTTTTAGAAAATCATCAATAACCAGAATGTCACAAGTTAGATATTTTTCGTAAACTGTTGCACTTGAAAAATCCTTCATTGTCTTTTGTAATTCGAAGAATAAATCTGGAAAGTTAACGAAATGGGCAGACACGTTTGGGTAGTACCCTTTTTTGTAGTAGGTTTGTTCAATTGCTTGCAGAAATAGAAAAGCTGCCAGTATTGTTTTGCCATTTCCCACCTCGCCATAAATGTAACTGCTTTTTATTTCTTTTATTTCTGGAGTGTTGTAGCTCTCGAAATTTGTTTGAAACTTCAAAGGACAAAGTTTCAGTGCGGAATTAAAATGTTTTTTACGCCATTGTTTTTTTAAGAATTTGGCACGTTTCTTATTTGCTTCTTTTTTGTTCATTATTTATTGGATTTTACATTTCAACATCAAAATCTTTGTATTTGTGTCCATCTTTTCTTCTATACCCGGAAGTTAGATTTGGAGTATTACTATCAGGTAACGATGCTCTTTCCATAGCTGATTCTAATCTTATAAACTTTTCACGAAAAGTAGAACCTGATTCAATGACTAGCGAGTATTTGTCTTTTTTTGATTTGGCATACCAATCTAATGCGGCATTTTGTCTTTTAATGGACACATCGTTCTGTTCTTTTAATTTTTGGAACTCTTTAGTCCAAGCAGTTAATTGGGAAGTTGTGTGTTTTACATTCTTTTTCGTCTGGACAATTTCAGATAGTTTCTTGGAAAGTTTATAATACTTTGAAGGAGATTTTGTAATTTTCTTTTTAGTATTTTTTTCTTTTCTTTTCTTATTCTTAGTTCTTAAAGCATTTAAGTTAATAGTCTGTAAAGCATTTGTCTCACGATTGACCAGACCCTCGCAAGAACCAGACCCTCGCAAATCAACAGGGTGGGCCTCGGCTAATGTCCATATAAATTTTACTTGAACATAATAACCTTTAACTTTACCTGTTTTACTATCTGTAATTCGCACATCTTCAACTAATTGCAATTCGATTAATTTCTTTTTACTTCGTCTAACTCTAGGCTCTGACCATTGTAACCCTTTTGCCGTATATGCGGTTGTTGCTTTTGCTTTAGTCGTGTCTTGCCATTTTGCAGTATAATAGTAAAACGTATATAAAGCTATCAAATCGCCAGGATTTTCCTGTTTTAATAAAATGTCTAGAGTTACCTTGGAAGTAACTACTGGTTCCACATTTCTGTCATACGCGAATCGTTGTTTAGCCATAATTTTTGTAATTTGTAGAAACAACAAAGGTTGATACTTTCGGGTCTGCACTCCCTACTCATATCAACCTTGTTATTGTTTAATGGAAATATTTTTTTGTAATTATAAGGTGCAGCTCACAATTTACTTTTTAATCGAATGAATTACAAACATACAAAAAATATTTAACGTATGCAAATGCGCTGATATTCAGTAGTTTACTTCTTCTTTTTCTTCTTGTCTTTTTTCTTTTTGCCTTCTAATATCACAGCCGCCGGTTTAGTTTGATTGATTCTGGTTCCAGGTACTTTTGTCCCATCTTTAAATCTACCACGTAATTGTGTATATGGAAACCCAACAGAATAAAGTTCTCCATCATTCCCACGTAAATACACTTCTTGTAAACAATTTCTTCTTCTTCCCGGTGCTTTTTGAATAACGTGTTCACTGTCAATAGTGAACCCTAATTTCTTAGCTTTCTTTATGTCCTCTGGAACACGCTTTATTCTAACAACACAACCCTCTTGACAACTTTCTTCGCCAACTGCCAATTTTGGTGGTGCACTATATACTACTTTTTCTTTTTTGTTAAGTCTTTTTACTTTTCCCATGACGTTTTATTTTATTAGAAATGTTCTGATTGATAATGGTTGCAAATAACAATGGTCGTTAAGGCTGGTTATTTCGATAGCCTTATTTTTGTCGTTAAGTCTAAACTCAAAAGTTTTTCCTTCAATTTGAAAGGTGACTATGGAATCTGGGTGCAATTCAGCTTTGTAATCTTCCCAAGGTTTACTTGTAGCTGGATTCTTTACAGTTAGCTTGCAAGGATAATTTTTAACTTTTTCCTTTTGTGCTCTAACTGTTCTCTGTACTTTTTGTGGTTGTGCTGCTTCTTCCTTTTTCTTTTTGTCTTTTTTCTTTCCCATAACTATTTTTTGTTTAAAATGTTTTTAACTAATTTGTTTGCTTGTTGCTGAGACATGCTTCCTGGGTCACCTTGTATCTTTACTTGATATGCGTCAACATTTCTAAACTGTAAATCTTTTATTAGTTTCCTTGCACTCCTAGCAGCTTGTGATTCATCATCAAAACACACTGCTACTTTTTTAAATGCATTTGCGATTACCCGTACTTGTTCCTGCTTGTATTCGATTCCGCTAACTGCAAAAGATTGCTCACCAAATCTCCATACATCTGTTGGTCCTTCAACGCAAATGCCTGTATCTTCCCAAGCTTCTTGATGCCCATAAACAATAGCTTTATGTTCTATTGCTTCTCTTGTAATTGGACAAGCTTGATACTTGTTGCTCTGTCTGTTTGTAATATCCCTCGAATCAAATGTAACTGTTTCTCCGTTCCATTCAAAAGGAATTACAATTCTAAACCTATAATCAATCACTTTACCATGCCCATCATCTAATGATGAAATTGGTCCTGTTCCTTTAAGATTCCATATTTTTGCAATTTTGTTTGGACTAAACCCTCTGCCTTTAAGATAAGCTAAATGACTGTCTTTTAATTTCGAAGCATTGCTAGGAAATTTAAACTCTTTCTTGTCTTTTGATTTTTTCCTAACAAAGCTTCTTAGTACACCATACGATTTTACAAGTTCGTATGTTTCTTTTGTCGTTATATGGAGAATTGCAGACAACGTAGATATTGGGCTATGCCAGCCACATCTTCTGCATTTATAATAATTCTCCATTATGTTCCAACCAAGATGAACTCCTGGATTTCCAGTACAATGCGGGCATTCTGTGTTCACCCAGCCATCTGAGCAATGCTTATGCCCTTCGGTGTAATGCTCTACACCAAAATCCTGATATATACGTAATACATCCATTAATTATTTTTAAGTTTCTTGTATTTTATTTTGCCGTTCTTTTTTCTTACAATTCTTTTCTTTTCAATATACAATCCGGATTGCTCAGTTAAAATTTGAATGTAGTTGGAATGTTTAAGTTGTACACCTAAATCAATGCTCACTCCATCAAATTTTAAATCTACTAAAGATTGAACCTGTTCTTTAGTTTTTACGTGCTTGCAGTTTACCCGTTGTGTACTTCCAGTTGTGCAAACTAAGTAACTGATTTCTTTTGTTTTAGGTTGTGCTGATATTGCAAAAGCAAATAAGCAGATTCCTAATAAAATTAAAATTGTTGCAATAATAAATTTGTTAATTGTGGACGTTTTGTTTTTCATCTTGTTTATTTATATGATTCTAACAATAAGTGAATTAATTTCCTTTGTTTCTTCACATCTTTGCCGTCTATAATTCTGTCTATTTCTGCTTGCTTTGCTTCAAGCAGTTGCATGATTCTTTCTTCAATGGTATTTTCCGCTATTAATTTATGGATAGTCACTTTCTTTTTCTGAGTTATTCTGTGACAGTTATGCACCGCAGCATACCCAACATGAAATGAGTGGTCATCTTCAACAGTTAAGTCGTACACTCTTTCCGTTTGTTTTTTTGGTTTATATTTGTGTAATTCAGAAATTGGGAATAATACATTACCATCCTTATTTTTAATTTGCGTTTCCTTTACACATTTACTTCTAATTGAATACTCAAAAGAATAACAATTTGCTTTCAGATTAAACCTGAGTGTGATTGGATTACCTAAATGCGCTTCCAATGTAGAAATCCCTATAATTATTTTTTCACTAACTGAGGAAGCTTGTTGAGTATTCTTTCGCATATAACCATCACCATCATAATACCCTCGAAGAAACTTACGTTTTAATTTGTCTGAAACAGAAAAAACAAAATCAGGTACTTGGTTTGCATGGGCACCACTCCCAAACCATTCTTTGAATAAAATAGCTAAATTTTTACTATAAATATAAGAAGTATGCACATTTTTCTTTGAGCTATATTTAGTTATTTTTTCTGGTAAACCAAATGTTTTACAAATAGTTTTAGAACAGGATATTACTTCTTTAGTTTTATCCAAAGAATCACAGATCGCCACACTACTGCCATTATCATATTCAGTAGAACACCAACCATCTGCCAAATAACGACCTAAAGCATACATAAACTTTGTGGTTAATTTTATAGCAGGTTGCATTTCTTTCAATCTTCCATTTTGCTGAGAACTTCCCCAATTATTAACAAATTCTTTGCTAACTACATTTTGAACATTTAGTTTTTTAATACTACCATTCTGTAAGTTAGAAGCGTACACCAAATAATGTCGCATAATGTCAAGATTACCTGCCTCAATCCAAGCATACTTTTCAGTTACTTTATCCCATGTAAATACTCTATGGTCGTGAGTAACTCGCAAAGGTTCCCAAAAACCTTTGTAAGTAATATCAACAAAATGTTTTTTACGTTCCAAATGAGTATGTGTATCAATTACTTTTTTCCAGTTTCCTTTATGCGTTAATACGACATCCCCTTGTTTAATATCTTGTATTTTAACAAAACCATTTTTAGTAGGAATTAATTCATCTTTTAAGATACATCTATCCTCTGCCTGTTCTAATTCTCCAGGATTCCAAGGTAATTGAAGTATTAAAACATCAGAGGCGGCAGTCAATGTTAAACCAACACCAGCAGCTTTAATGTTGCCAATAAATAGATTGCATTTAGGGTCATTTTGAAAGCGTTCTACAACTTCATTTCGTTTAGTAGTAGATACGCTGCCATCAATCTTTACAGCATCAGGAAACGCTCCCATAAGCTTGTCAATAATAACTTTGTTAATCGCAAATACAATTAGCTTTTCTTCTGATTCTACGAAGTCAGTAATCCAAGAAATTGCTTGTTGCATTTTACCTTCCGCAGCTAATAATTTCAATGCTTGAATCTTTGCTAATGCCGGTGCCTTTGCAATTGCTTCAATCTTTTCACGCTTTGCTTTTTTAATTTGCTGATTTGTAAGAACATGAGAACCAAAATCAATCGCCTTTATGTCATAATTGTCCATAAAGCCTTTTAATTCTTTTTCTAAATCTTTTCTTACTTTGTCGTCAAAAGATTTCCTTACATATTCTATAAAATCCGCTTCTGCTTTGTCATACTCTTTTCGATTATCAATCGAAATAGGAATTGTAGAATACACTTTAGGTGGAAGTTGTGTTAATACGTCCGACTTTAATCTTCGTATCATTACAGTTTTTGTAAGGATTCTATGCAGCTTCTTCGAATTAGTTACGCCACTTGACTTCCATACTTTACGTTGCACAGCTTTACCACTTTTGTCTTTACTCCATTGTAGTGTTTGTTTTGCATTACAATACTCCTGAATAAATCGAATGTAATTAGGAAAAATATTCTTGTTAATCAAATTAACAATGTGAAAAATCTCCATCGGGGCATTCTCAATAGGCGTACCAGTTAACCCCACTAAGTTCGGGATTAATTTAGTAATTGCTTTAAACGCTATTGTCCGCTTACTTTTGCTGTTTTTACAGTTGTGAATTTCATCCGCTATACAAGCATCGAATTGATACGCAATTAATTGCTCTCGCCACGCTTCCAGAATATCGTAATTAACTATCACTACATCGGAAGTAAGTTCATACGGGGTTTTACCGTCTAGTATTTCAATTGACATATTTCTTAAAACCCATTTATGTATTTCCTTTTTCCAATTTATCTTTAGTGAAGATGGGCAAATTATTAAAACTTTCTTTACCTCTTTACTGAGTTGTAACCAACCTAAAGCTTGTACAGTTTTTCCTAAACCCATTGCATCAGCTATTAATGCTCTACCATTATGATAGACAATGTGATTGACCCCTTCGATTTGATATTTGTATGGTTTAAGTTTGTGTTTTTTGTACTTCGGTATTTTCTTTATCGGATTTCTTTCTTCATACTCTGCTTTCTTTATTCGAGCAAAAGCACCGTTAAATATAAATCCGTTATCTGTTAGAAAATCAATAGTATCTTCATTAAATGGCAAATGATACGAATTTAGTCCGATTTTTCTAAACCCATAGATAATTCGTAATTTACTCAGTAATTCCCTATCTCTAGGGAAACTGAGTTTGAAGTATTGATTTCCTCTTTTAGTCAGTAGTGCAGCAGTCCTCATGTAATCCATTTTTCTTTTGGTATCATAATTTACCCCCTTTTCGTTTTAATAGGTGAGTGTTTAGCTGCCAACTCTTTCATTCTAGCATTGATATCATGCTGATTTTCAGCAGCAGATTTTACAATCTGAATCGGGTCAATTACCATTGTTCGCTCATTTATCTGCACGATTTCAACGTGCCACAATGAATGTTCCTGAATAAATTGACCACGATATGATTTATTCACAAATGATACAATTCCATCAATCAAGCAGATTGGTTTTTTACCTTTGTTTTGGTTTTTAATAAACTCAGCTACTACAATATCCCCGATTTGACGTTCTACTTTTTTCATATTTTTAGTTTTTTAAATTTCAATGTCTGTTTTACATGGTACGAATAGTACCCTTTCATTAACTCCATCTTGATAAAGTTCAAGACCTTCGCTGGAATAACCATAGCTAAATGGTAAATATTCTAGCTTACTTCGCTTAATGGCAAAATACTGTGCCATGTTTTTTTCTAATCCCTCCTCATTGTCAGAAACAATTAGAATACTTAGCAATGTATTAAACACATGTAATGTTTCCGTGTACTTACCATTGCCAGATATTGGTCTTTCAACTATTACTTGCATATCTTATCGTTTTTTGTGTTTAGCTATAACCCCCTTGGCTTGTCCAATATTCTTGAACTTACCTAAAGCTAATTTAATTTCAAGCTTTTCTTTCAAATCCTCACATAATCTTTTTTTGTTATTAAGTGAGATAATGCCTTCCCAACGCTCAATATACTTTTTGGTATCAAGCATACACTCATGTACTTTAATTGCGGAATTAGCTTTAGTAATTCGTTTGCGTATTTCCATCTTTTCATTAAACTCCGATTCAGTTAATCGCTTCTTTAAAACTAAATCGTGTGCGTTTTGTCGTGCTGCACCCCATCTAACAAAATACAATTCAGTCCCGCGAATGTGATACTTCATTTGTTTCCCATCCACGATTTTAGTGCATTCGTCAATCGTTACTGTGTGCGGTGCTGTGCCTATTGTTGTTGCCATAATTAATAAAATAAATTGGATTTTTTGAATGGTTCGTGAGTAAATTCAATTAGCATTTTCGAAACTGCCTTGCGTTCTTTAGCTGTTCCGTTTTGCATCACTGCCGCAATAGCTAAATTGAAGATTTGTGTTTCTCCAAATATAGCAGCAGTTTTCTTATCCCATGCTTTTCTGGAATACTCAGGTTTTAGCTTTAATTTTTTGTTGGAATAAGCTACAAGGATTTGTGCCGTTTTCTTTTTCATCTTGTACAGTTTATGTAACGTTTTTATTGGACTTTTCCCTCTTTCTTCTTTGGGAATACGTCTGTTAACTTTCACCCATTTTCTAGGGTTCTTTTTGTAGAACTTTGCTCGTTTCTTTTTTAAATACTTTCGAGCGTTACTAATAGCTTGCCTCTGAGAATCAAATTCTTTACCAGTTACGTCAACAACGAAATGGTGTCCATCATCTTCTCGATTAGGTACTGCACGAATATAAGCCTTGTGTTTCCCTTCATGCGAAAATAAGACTGTAATCATATCATCCGCATTTGAAGTATGGGAAATCATGCTCATATTCTTTATCGGCAATTTTTAGAAGTTTATGATAACTCCTACATAGCTTTTTAAGTGGTTTGTCCTTATGAATTACGGATTCATGCAGAAGTAGAATCTCGGACATTGCAGTTAAGGTCTTATCGACCAATTTGTCGGGTATTTCCATATTGATAACTATTAAATTTAAAACTATTTTACAAATATATGAATTTGTATTGAATAAACAAAATCAACTGAATACACTAGAAATTGATTTTGAGTGCTTAATTTTGAGTTAAAAGCTAGTAAACGACAAAATATATTCACTAGCTTTTAAACTCGCTTAAATCGCTTTAAAATCGCTAAACAAATTTAGCATTATCTTTCAGCATATCTTTCCACACATCAGGAATTTCACCCTGACACCAGACATTATTGGATTCTATAATCTTGATACTACCAAATCGTTGCATTCGAAATTTACGCCCACCAAATCCTGAGAATCCTTTCGTTGCTTGTTTACTTGCCATCCAGTATGATGTTCCATTAATAATGAATCGCTTAGGGTGTTCGTATGTTTGGAAAATCTTGTGCCAATGATTACAGGAAAAACAAATTCTTGCTTTTTCAAATTCTTGATAATTGTTGTAACTTGTTGTAACTTGTTCTTATCCAATCTCCACACATTTTGCATTTACAATCTGTACGTAATTTTTCTCCTTTAATAACTTCATCCGAAGATGAATAAGGGATTGAACAAGAAAACAAACCTAATTCACGCATATTAGGAAATTTATCCGATTTGATTATTTCAGATTTCTTGTTCTTGTCGTGATATTGTACAAAGTAAAAACGCATAAATCTAATACTTTATAACTTTTCCCTCAGTCCAATCTTCTCTGTACGTTTCTTTAAGACACTTTGCCACAAGCTTGTGTTCTTTCTCACTACCTTTAAGTAGTATGTTTGCCAGCGTAATATTCAAATGCATACGCGACCCTTTAATGGCTACTGTTCTTTCGTCTTTTTCCAAGAATGATTTTGCACGGTAACTTTTGATAACTTCGATTTTCTTTTCTCCGTACTTTTTGAAAATCTTTGCAACTTTCTTTTCCATGATAATTTACTTTTTAGAATTTTTAACTTTCTTCTCCAACTCTTTACACTGTTTTTTGTTGTTAAATTCTTTACCAAAACTTTCAAAGTTTTGACTTTCCAACTCACTAGCAAATTCTGGAGACCTATACGATACCAGTGAATAGCCCTCGTCTCGAATCATTGCATTTGTCCAATCCTCTCCAAAGAAGAAGTTTACAAATTTAATAAACTTCTTCTCTTCCGTTAAACTAATAATAACTTTTGCCATTTTGTTTATTTGTTTTTGATTTGTTTCAAAATCTTTTTTGCTTTCTTTTTAATCTTACTACGCTTGGTAACATCTGCCCGCAATTTCTTAGGGTCAACACAAAGCTTTTTCAATGCTTTTCCGTATTCCTCTATTTTTTCGTCCCCATCAAAATTGACGGTTGGTAGCAATTCAATCAAAGCTTCCACATTCCCAATTAATGTGTCGTGAAATTTGGCATCTTTGTCGCTTAATGTGTCGTACACTTTTTGTACAACTTTCTCAATGCGTAATAGGACATCCCCTTTTGCAGTATTTATCTTTTCTTGATAACTTGCTTCAACATTCTTTTTAATCGCTTTAACTTCGTCCTTTGAAAGCGACACACGCAAGTCATCTCCGTCTGCAATTGGTGTGAACTTGTATCGCATTCCGAATTTGTCAGCTATTTCCGATTGTGAAGGATAATCAGCTTTGTTGTACAAACTTCCCAGTTTGTTTTTCATTTCCTTGCGTTTAACGTCAAACACCGCAACAAAGTCCGCAACTAACTCTTTGTTTTTGGTGATGTAGCATTCGATTTCTTTCATGTACTCAAAGTACGCGGTAACTGGTAAGATTCTCTGCCCACCATCATCCCAAGGTAATGTGATTTGGTTGTGATATCTTCGAGCTGCACTTGCATTCTTTTTGATTGCATCAAACTCTTTCGAAATCATTAGGACTTTATTAACCCTGCTTGCCTCAGAATCGGCATTATGCGAGGTATTAACTTCTTGTGATGCCTCAGCATCATACTTTCTTGCTGCCCATTGTGAAATGTTCAGATGGACAATCATAACTTTTTCCTTTAACATGATTGTAGTTTTTAAATTTAATCTACATGAATAACTTCTCCGAATTTAGGAGTGAAATTTTTGTTCTCATATATGCACCAGATAACTGGGTAATCAGGTTCAGTTAATTCATCCCGACATTTTCCATCGGTGAAATAAACCAAAGCTTTAGGGTGTATGTCGTTTTCTTCAATGAAATTGAATACAGGTAGAAAGCTAGTTCCACCACGACCAACAGGTTCTATACTTTCAATATCTTCTTCCGCAACTTCCTCAACTAATCTCACTTCCGTATCACAATGAATAACCAAAACATCGTTAGTAAATAAACTGGCAATGTCTTTTAATTCAGTCAGAAATTCTTTTAGTAATTCATCATTAACAGATATGGAAGTATCAATTGCAAAAGCTATTCCGCCTAAAGATAAATCATTCAAACTTGGAATGTAAACATCTCTTTGCAGATAATTCAAATCGGGGGTTTGCCAATCATAATCGTTTGCAGATACTTCCGAAGCAAAGTGCCGGAGTATATCTCTCCAATCTTGTTTAGGTTCTTTCAATGCGTCAATCACTGCTTTCAGTCCTCCGGGCAATGCTCCTGCCATTTCTGCTTGCATTGCTGATTCCACAATCATCTGAGTTAACTTGTCCTCTAATTCTGAGTGGGATATATCAGTAGGGGCAGGTAATACTCGCCCGTCATTGCTTGGAGAATCTTCGTCTATTGCCTCAGAAGATTGATTATCTTGGTCTGATTCCCCGCCATCTTCTCCATTATCTCCACCATCTTCTCCATTTCCATCTTCATCACCATTATCTTCATCTGATTCAGATTCACTCTCTGATTCAGATTCTCCATTTCCATTTTCGTTACTATCGGGATTTTCCTCCTCTTGATTTGATTCATTCGAATCCTGTTCTTTTTCATTTTCTTTCTCCTCAAATATTTGTTTGTAAATTTCCTCAGAAGATTGTCCAGCATATTTAAAATCAAGTAACGTGTTAGTTTGATTTACTGGAAATCCTGAATCGAATAATAGCAAATTAATTGCATAGTCCGCAGCTTCGTTGTAGGTTTCAAAATCAAAATTACCTACTCTTAATGTGTGCATTAATATAATATGCGCAATTTCATGTGCAATTTTTAATTCCACATCTTGAACAGTAGCAGATTCAACATAGCTTGGTTTGTACTCAATCGTTACCCCATTTGTTTGCATTTTACACGAAATACTTTCATTTGGAACTAACGGAATTTGTAAAGCTATGAAAGCAAATAACGGGTGATATAACAACAACCGTTCTATTGCTGCCTCTATTTTAGTTCCGACATTCATCGCATCATGGATTGATAATGTGTATCGTGTTTAACACACCAATTAACATACGCCTCGTTTGCAAGTGCCTCAGGTTTTTTGACAGACACTAACTGCATTGCTGCCGTTGTAACTTCATTTCCCAGTCGCCCAAGATACTCCAAACATTTCCCCATATTATCAGCGGTGATATTATCCACAATCATTCCCATTACTGCAAACTTTCCAGATACTTCCGGTGGCAATTTAGCAGAACTTGGTGAAGCAATGATTTCTTTAAATGAAGGCAACTCTTTCCACATTTTCAAAAACCCTGTAAACTCTAAAGCCATTTTCTTACCAGCAGCACCTTTGAATGTTTCGAATTGTACTTCCTTCGGCACTTTGTCAAGCATGTGTTTTCCGACATTTGCAACTGTTCGGGCAACAGAGCTATTTGTCAAATCTCTGGTAGGTTCAAAATCACCTATCATATGCGGGCGCCATTGAATGTATGAAATCAATTCTAACGGCATTTTCTTTTTGTGTGCCCACTTAATCCAATCTTCGGCATTCGGTTCCAATTCCACAATTGTATCGAATCTCGATTTAACTGGTTCAAGCACACCATTTACACCAGCTTTATCCCCCCTTCGATTTGTTGCCGCTACGAATACAACGTGCGGTGATATTTTCACTCCATTTATTTCTCTGGCAAGTAACACCTGCATTAATGCTTTTTGCACTGCCTCAGTTGCTTGACCTAAATCATCCAAGAAAACAATTAGCTTTTTCTTGGCATTCATCATTCGTTTCAAGTTTCCGTATGGTTTGAATACTGCCTCACCATCTACAAATCCCCCTAATCCTTTATAATCAATCGGTGAATCCACAACTGGGTGCATAATCATTAAGTCATACTTTTTGCTTGCTTGTTTCACAATATCGGTTTTCCCGATTCCAGGCATCCCAACAATTAGAACTGTTTTGTTCTTTTTGAAGGAATATTTTAATAACGTTTTCAATTCACTTGGTTTCATTTTCGATTTGCGTTAAATGTTAATACTTCATTTTTCAAGGAACTTACGAAGCTAAAGGAATTTAATTTCCCTACACCTTTTACCGGTTGAACCTGATGTATGTATGGATTCGTTGCATCATTTTCAACCAGAACTATTGCCTCAAATTCTTCACTCAATACGGAATAAAATGCTACACTTTTTTCCGTTCTAATATGCTCGATATTAAAGTTCATCGCTCTAATGCTCCTATTTTGTTTAGGAAACTAAATAGGATTACTGCAATCGTGAATACAATCACAAAGGACAATTTTGGATATTTATCAACAAAATCATCCACTTTTTCTTTAAACGTCTTTTTCATTTTATTATAAACTTTTATAAAGCTTTCTAGCTTTGGTTAATTCATTTATCTCAAAGGTTTCCCAAACATCGTAGATGACATGTTCACCGTTTTGTATTGCCCCTTTCTTTACGTGCCAATGAACATGCTCCTTGTATATGTGCTTCCAACGGGTTTCATTTTCCTCGTTTTGTATATACCCACAGGCAAATGCATAAGCTGACACATCCCCATTTTTATTGTGAAATTTTGGTGTGCTCATTTCGTTTTACTATTTTATAATTAATTTGTAAACGTACGCATCATTGTGCCTCGTTTTCCATTCTATTTTGGTATACTTCTTACTTAGTTTATTGAATGCTCTTTCGAAGTTAATGTAATTGTCCGTGGTAAATACTTCCACTCTGCTTTTTTTCAAGATTATTTTAATCCGACTTGTATTCAATTCTTTTTCTTTGAAAACAGATAAAATATCCTCAACTACTTTCAATTGCGTTGTGTTTGCCATATCTATTTCTTCACAAATCGTTCAATCATTTCACTTTCCAATAACTCATAATTAAACTCGTTTGCATGAATAACAAAGCTTCTGTTTAATGCTAATCCACCTTTTGTGTGTTTAATTTTTACCATTCCACATTGGTCCATGTATTGTTGCTCAATCGAAATGAACCACGAATTTCCTTCTTTCGGTTTGTATCTGCTCATGCGGATATTACGAATCGTTTCATTCACCGCATTCAATCGTGTCCCTTGCACACTTTTGTAAATCATTTTCGAATTTTCCGAAACTACAATTTTAAATAACTCCATGATTTTTATTTTTAAGTTAATACTCTTTTCTACCTCGGAAAGCAGGATAACCGAAGTCACCCTGCTTTTCTAAATCCGATTTTGTTACAGATTATTTCTCAAATCTGTAAATACCATCTTTGTCCACTTTCTTACGGTCCACCAATGTCAGCAATTTGTATTTGCCAATATAGTTTTCGTTTTTGATTTCACTCAGCATATTGCTGTGCGCTTTGTCCTGTCCGGGAAATTCTTCCTGCAACATTTTCATCAATTCAGGACGTGTGTACTTTTTCTCTTTAATCAAACCTTTCACAAATTCCTGACGTTCCTCAGAGTTCCGCACACTCACAGTATTCTTGTGCGAAGAAAACGGTTTCACTTCGGCTGGAATTGCTTCAACCAACAACGCTTTAGCTTCGTTGCAATCCATTTTCTTTTTGATTTTCACGTCCACAAATTCTTTGCGACCTTCTGCCCAAGCTTTTAATTTCTTGGTTTTTTCAAATTCGTTAATCGTTTCAATCAGCGGATTCGGAATCATTTTGATTTCCTTTTTCGCTTTCACTTTCACCGGAGATAACACTGCAAGCATAGCTGTTTGCATTTCTTCAAATTCCATTTTCTTCACTGCTTTCCAATCGAATCTGTCCTCAGCTTTTGCAATCTTTTTCAATTGCTTAACTTTTGTGGCAGATTTCACCGAGTTGATAAGCACTTCGGTTTCCGGGTCAATTTTCACTTCTGCTTTTGCTTTCGCTTTCGATTTTGCTTTCGGTGCAATATGTTCAAGCATTGCAATTCTCCACGCTTCAACATCTTTCTTCAACGGTTTCCACTCAAACCCTTCGAACTTTTCGTTCTCTTTGCAAATTGATTTCAATTCCGATTTGTCGGCATGTGTGATAGCTTCTGTAAGCGGGTCCATTTTCGGTTTCGTTTTCGTTGCACGTTCCACTTTCGTCATGGTTTCTTTAATCGCGGCAACATCAGCTTCCGGGAATACTTCACGCATTTTCTTTTTGAAAACCATGTAGTTTTTCTCACCAAGCAATTCTTTCTTTGCTGATTTAAAAACTTTCTCGGTTTTCACCAATTCAACCAATTCATCTTTGGTTACTCCGGGATTCAATACTACTGCAATAATCTCGGCATTTTCAACTTGTGCATTTTTTGCACCTTTTTCTTTTTTTGACATAACTTTAACTTTTTTGATTTCGTTTGTGTTGATATCCATTTCGACAGTTGTACCAACTTCAACTGATTTTGATTTTTTACTTTCTTTTTCAGTTTCGATTTCGCCCTCAGCAGATTCACGCAACAATTTAAACGTTTGTAACGTCTTAGGAGTGAATACATCGCCCTTTTCAATAAATTGCAACGATTCATACAGATTTTTGCAAAGTGCGCTAAAATCGCTTTCCTTTACGTTCACAGGTTCTTGCAATGGAACTACTTCATTAAATTCGATTGCGGCTTTTAATACATCTTTCTTTTTCATTTCGATTTTGTTTTTAAATTTTAAATTGGTTCAATTTCACTTTCGTTCCGTTTTCAATCATTTTTTCCGTACATTTCGATTTGTCTGCCCGCCCACAATTCGGCATTTTCATCATTTTTCTCCCATGATATGTGTTTGAATAATCTCAATTCATTCAATCTGAGATTTTTTGGACCTTCAATAAATTCTTCGGTATCAAGCACAAGCACATTTGTTCCGTAATCGTCCGTCAATTCAATGTGATTGTAAGTATGATAAAGATAACCAAAATCTTCTTCAATTCGAAATCCTGCTAAACTCTGGATTACAATGTTGCTCAGTTTCACTTTCGAATTGGAAAATAACAAGAATTTGTTTGCACAATCCCGTTCTATTTTTTTATTCCGCAGGATTTCAAGATTACCCGACACGGATTTCACCCATGCGGAAACATCTTGATGCAACTCATTAAAATCCGATTTGAAAGGATATCCAGATTCTAATGCAATTTCTAATGCAATTTCTATTTCACGGTCAGTACAATTCAACCATGCTGAATTTAATGCACCAAATGCCAATTCAAATTCTTCCAATTTTGTAATAATGTCTAATTTTTTCATTTCAATTTCGTTTTTGTGTATTAATACTTTTTCTTTCTTCATCCAAAATTTCTTGTATCAAGATATAGCAACCCCGACCAATAATGCCCAAGATAATTAATCCTGTATAAACAAACTGATTCCGCAAATATACATGCAGATTCGTTTCGGTTTCGTTCAAGATAAAAAACAATGCGATTCCAATTATAATTGTGATTATCGCTTGCATTGCGTTTAGGATTTCAAATCCATTTTCATTTTCGATTTTCATTTTCGATTTTGTTTTGGTTTTCAAATTCAATTTCGATTTCGATTTCGATTTCGATTTCGACCTATTAATTCACATATACAGTCTCATAATCAAATGCTGGATTATCCAACACATAGTTATTAGCTATTATAGCTAACCAAGCACAATTAAATTTCGCATCTGCTCTATGCCGAGCATGGTTCAGATTTCTTGCAGGAACAATAACAGATTTATTCTCAAATCCTTCAACTACTACTTCGTAGAAAAATACTGGTTCACTCATTAAGTTTCTCATAATATAATTTTTTAAGATGTTATTAATTAAAACATAGGTAGCTGGCGCGGATTCTAACCACGAACACACTTTGCCCTAGTAGGAATGCAAGCACTTTTGCCTATACTTACACATGGCATCGCACCTCAGCACGACTGCTTTCCATAAACAATCCAGCCACTCAGCTAAACACAGTACACGTACTTCACCAATGCTAATTTTTGCCAGATTTCGAGATTCAGATTTTCCAGGAATTTTCCAGGAATTTTCCTGCGTATTTTCTCACGAAATTTTCCACCAAAAATATAACGACATATAAAAGCACACACGAACAAGCGGACATATACACACATCGACATATGTAACAATGTAGATATATAGATAGGTAACTATGTACATATACACATATGTAGATATCTAACTATGTACATATATAAATGCGGAAATATGAACGTATCTACATATATACATATATAGATTCTTTCATGTTTGTACTGTTGCTGAAATATTGCTTCACATATCTAACTATCTACTACATATATAGATAACTTGGTATGTTTACGACAATATTATTTTTCTTGCTAATTACTACTTTATTGTCACACTGTAAAAAACAGTCTTAAAAGATTAGTAACACATTCGGTAAATCAAAGAATTGAACTTTGCAGTCAGTGAGCATAACGCAACACATAAAAGACAATTAACTAACTTCGCTGCATACATAGCACTGTTAACACATAACGTGTTAAAACAAGCTAAACAGCTTAATAAGCACACTGCAAAAAGACAATCAAGTCTGAACATATAAAACAGTCTTAGACAGTGAGCTAAAAAGTCAGTAAGTACAAAGAACTAAAACAAGCTAATAAAAGCTTATTAGAGCGCGAATAGTGAGCGAACACTGCAAGCTAGTATAAATACTACTTTTCGCGCAAACGTAGCTAAAAAACACGTGCTACGAACGTGCAAAGAGCTAAGATAAAGAAGTCGCTAAATTTAATAAACTCACTTTGTTATCTAGTGAAGTACGCGCACTTGCTAGTTTCTCTTTGTAAGTTTCTTTTAATGCTACATCGCTAATACTAGCAATTGTTTGTTCTAATAAGACAACGTTTGCACGTGCTGTCTTGATAGCTTTCTTAGTGTTATTGATAGCTTGCTGAGTGCGCTCAATCTCAACACTTTTGACAAATGCAGCATTACAATCAGATTGTAGAGCTACACTGCAAGCTTGCAGCACGTTTTTAACGTTGTACGCACGTTCAACGGAATGAGATTCTTTGCTTACTGTAATAAGCTTAAAATTGAACGCACACAATTTTATCAACTGCAAACGTATAGCACTATCTTTTTTCGATTGTCTCAATAGTACTATCTCAGCACTATCTATACTCTTTCTATTCTCGCTTTTGTCTGTAGCGCAGAAAGCTAAAATTTCACGTCTCACACTGTTAAACTTGTGAGCTTCGCTTTTAATGCTCTTCGCTAAATCGTTACTACTTGTATAGTTGACTTTTTTAAGACTATCTACTACGCTACTATTGACACTAACTTTTTTGTCAAGTTCAATTGTTTGAACACTTGTTACATTCTTAACTTCTCTCTTAATTCGTTTGTTGTTTTTTACTACTTTTTTCATAATACTACTTTTTTAAATTGTGTTTATAAATTTCGATATAGACTATAATATCTACTACTATGTTACAATATCTTATTGTTAAATAGAACATATGTAGATATCTGGTGACTGTGTTTAATATGTTTACTGTTCGTTTCATGTGTACAATATTATATAAAAGAATTGATATATAAAACTTTTTTTTTAAGATTCTTTTAAATATGTGCTGAAAGTACTATAAACACTATATACACATAAATATGGAAAAGTTATTAACAGTACACTAAATACATATAAAGTACAACATAATGTACTATATTGTTTTATATGAGATACATTAATACTATACATTAACACTATACATACTTCTAATAGTATTAATTATAATTATAAGTACAGTTGTATTATATAGTAGTAGTATATATAAAACAGTAAAAATAGTATTGATTGTCAACCGCTCTATATAATTTCCACTTTTACTAGACAAAATACATAATTCATATATACAATTATTTTAACACTTTTAACATATTTATACATATACACTAAAAAGCGGACAAATACACATATCTATATAACGGCATATGTATTGAATATACTATATATACAGAATGCATATTTAAAATAAGACACTTTTAACAGTGAATTGATATCTAACTATACTAAACAAGTAAAAGTCTTAAAAAAGTACTTTAAAATGCGTCATACGACTTATAAACACTATCTATACACTGTACACTGCTAATTGATATTATTATAAAGGAAATATTACAAAGTGCGTATATCTTAAAGAATTTTTTTAAAAAGTAGTATATATACAGAACGCATATTGCGAATAAGACACTTTTAACAGTGAATTGATAACAATTATGTCGTGAATTGATAACAATTATGACGCAAAAAAGTACTAGTACTAAAAAAATTGATAACAATTATGACGCAAAACAATGTTGTGAACGTCATTCACAACAAAACAAATAAAAAGGACAAATACTTTCGGAAAAAATTAAGAAGTAAGCAGTACTTTTTGCGGAAATGTATGTAAATTGGCTAATATGTTATACACAGTAGCGGCGGGTGAACCCCTAAAAATTATAGCAAATTTTGACAAGGTTTTTCCAGAAATTGAATTATACTTGTATTACGTCAGCTAATAAAAATTATAGCAAATTTTAAGGAACTTTTTTCGAGAATCAAAATGGACTTGTATTATGTGTCAACTAAAAAATATATCGCTATGTATGTAAATATATGAAACGAGATTATTCCATATTTGGTGTCTGTGCAAAAATATATAAATTTTTTATTTGAACTTTTTCCAGCTAGTGTGACTTAATTTAAGCGTGTTTAAGCGAGTTTCAGCATACAGACTATATATTCGCTTAGTTTGTAGTAGTTCGTTGAAAATAATGCACTATCCATGCGTTCTGAGTATCAATATGTTAAGATGGTTTAGTGCATAGTAGGTTAAAATAAATCAGAGATTTATTTGCAATATTAAAAATTAAGCCGTATAATTGTGAAGGATGAAAAATTAATTGAGGAGAAATCATGGCAAAGACGAAAAGAGTTAAATCAAGAACCGGGGCGAAATCGCGCATTACCAACTTGAAGGAGAAGTATGGTGATGTGGTGACTTTGATTCAGGATATTGATAGAAAGCCTGGGAGTCCTAGTCGATGGAAGTCTGATTATACCAGACAGATATTTTGGTTGGCGCTTGCGGGTATGACAGAAGTGGAAATGGCGAATATTATAGGGATATCTGACCGGGCATTCGCAGTATGGAAAAAGAATCATCCAGATTTCTTAGCGGCATTGCAAGCTGGGAGAGAGGAAGCGGTAGGAGTTGCGGCACATTCTTTATTTAGGTCTGGGGTTGGTTTTGAGCATGATGCGGAGAAGCTGATACCTAACAGAATCAAGGAGTATGACCCGCATACAGGGAAAGTGATTAAGGAGTATACCGAAATCATGCGTGTCCCTTATGTGAAGAAATATCCACCAAATGTGACGGCATTAACCAAGTTTTTAGCTGCACATAAACCAGAAGTGTGGGGAGACCGCTCAGAAGTGAATCATACCGGTACAGTGACGCATGAAATGGACATCACAAAATTGTCCAAAAAACAATTAAAATTGTTGCGAAAATTGAGGGATAGTAACAATAAAGCAATAGAAAACGAATAAAAGTAGGTAAAAATACGATATATTTACAATGACCGTTGCAGAAGCACATAACGACCAACAACTGTTAAATTTGGCGCAGGATACCAACGCAGTTCAGAGAGAGTTGAATAATCGCTCTCTCTTTGAATTTGTCTGTTGGGCATGGCCCGCTTATTCCTCACAGCCTTTTGTGCCTAATTGGCATATTAAGTCACTATGTAAGGAATTAGAACAAGTTGCTCATGGTGTAGGCAACAGACAACCGAAGAAGCATGATATTCTAATAAATATATCACCCGGAACGACAAAGACAGCCTTATGCTCTATTATATTTCCGATATGGTGCTGGACAAAATGGCCTTGGATGAAATTCATCACTGCCTCATACTCCAGCGACCTTGCTTTAGAGAGTGCCGAGTATTCGCGTGACATTATTAAAAGTGCACAATTCAAGGAAGTGTACCCTGAGATAACTGTTAAAGCGGATAAAGATTCTAAAGGTAACTTTAAAATAGCAATCAACCAAGGGAATGTAACAGGGAACAAAAGAAAAGTACAAAGACAGATAATCGGGGGAAACAGATTCTCTACTTCTGTTGGTGCAACTTGTACAGGGTATCATGCTGACATATTTATTTGGGATGACCCTATCAATCCGCAGCAAGCAGTGTCACCTAAGCAATTAGAGATTGTAAATCACTGGATGGACCAGACAGTTCCTACTCGTAAGACAAGTAAGGAAAATTCTGTGATTATAGGAATCATGCAGCGATTGAATCAAAACGACCCTAGTGGACACTTGTTAGAAAAAAAGAAGGCTAGACTTCGTCACATTTGCCTTCCCGGAGAAATCATTCATTATAAGAAATTTGTTCGACCAAAAAAATGGGTGAAGAAATATTCTAAGGATGGTTTGTTTGACGTTAACAGAATGGGGCATACCGTATTGACTGAACTCGAAGCAGATTTAGGACAATACGGATATGCAGGGCAGATAGGTCAGAATCCTGCTCCTCCGGGAGGAGGAATGTTTAAAGTAGCTGGATTCTCAATGACTGCTGCTACCATTGATAGACGAAGTATTGTTAAGTCTGTCAGATATTGGGATAAAGCAGGAACAACAGGTGGCGGTGCTTATACAGTAGGTGTGTTGATACATCGCTTAAAGAACAAGATGTTCCTAGTAGAAGATGTAAAACGAGGACAGTGGAGTTCTGAACTGAGAGAAAAGATAATTCGCCAAACCGCTATTGCAGATGGTGGCGAAGTTGAAATAGTGATTGAACAAGAAGGTGGTTCTGGTGGTAAAGAAAGTGCTGAGGGTACAATCCGTAACTTAGCCGGATTTAAAGTATCTACGGATAGACCAGTAGGGGATAAGGCGAAACGCGCTGACCCCTACTCTGTACAAGTTAATAATGGTAATATTATTCTTGTAGTAGCTGAGTGGAACAAGTTGTACAAAGAAGAACATGCACTGTTTCCAAATGGTACGTATAAAGACCAAGTTGATGCTAGTTCTGCTGGTTTCAATTTTTTGATTAAAAAGAAGAAAGCTAGACGATTAACGTAATCATAGTATGAAAACACAAAGAGTACATAAAAAGTTGAATCCTGCGCTCCCTAAGCAGTCCTCGATTGCTGTAATGAGTTCGCTAATTAATCGCATGATGTTAGCGAACCAAGTAGGTACACAATCTTACAATGGAGATAGAAATATCTATCAAGCATTGGGGTACAAAGACCAATTATTCTTTGAAGATTACTTAGGTCGTTATTTTCGGCAAGATATTGCGAAAGCAGTAATTGACCGCCCTGTACAAGCATCATGGAAAGGGGAGATTACGATAATTGAGAACACGAAAACCAAAGAGACTAAGTTTGAAAAGCAATGGCGTAAGCTTTATCGTGAGCTTAATTTAAAAGGATTATTCATGCGGGCTGACAAGCTAACAGGCTTGGGGAGTTATTCCGTAATCTTTTTAGGATTAAATGATGCTAAAACAAATGAAGGACTAAAGAACAAAGTAAGAAATGGGGCAAAGTTATTATATGCTAAACCCTTCTCAGAAAAATCGGCAACTATCCATGAATGGGAAACAGATAGAAAAGACAAACGGTATGGTAAACCGAAGCTTTATAAAATCGTAATAAGAAGTCAGGCAAATTCCGCGCTAACCTCTAGCAATAATGTTAGTGAGGGTTCGTTCCAAGATGAGTTGATTGTACACCATTCTCGTATAATCCATATTGTTGAGGATATTCTGGAAGATGAAGTATTCGGTTTACCTCGTTTACAAGTTGTGTTTAACCGATTAATGGATTTAGAGAAGTTAATCGGAGGTGATGCCGAAATGTTTTGGCGGGGTGCTCGTCCCGGAATTACTGGTACGGTTAAAGAGGATTACGAAATGTCGGATGAAATGTATGCTGACATTGAAGCACAATTAAAGGAATTTGAACACAACTTCAAACGAGTATTAGTTAACGAAGGAATTGATTATAAAACATTAACACAACAAATTGCCGACCCTTCAAATCACGTAGATATTCAAGTTCAAATGATTTCTGCGGTTACTGGTATACCTAAACGTATATTAGTTGGGTCTGAACGTGGGGAATTATCCTCAGCACAAGACAAGCAAGAATGGATAAGTTATGTCACTTCTAGGAGAGAGGAGCAAAATGAACCAAACATACTTAGACCGTTCATAGACCACTTGCTAGAATACGAAATCATCACTAGGCCTAAAAGCGAGGAGTATGATGTAGTCTGGGATAAGTTATTCTCTTTATCCGATAAAGAGAAAGTTGAATTAGGCAAAAACCGTGCAATTGCATTGAAAGAGTACTCTACCAATCCGGCTGCACAATATATGATGCCATTTGAAATGTTCCTAAGTTTCTTAATGGGATTAGACAAAAATCAAATCTCTAAGATTGTTGAATATCGAAAAGAAAAAATGGAAACGGAAGGTAACAAAGAATTGTCAATAGAAGAAATTGCTAAATTAGGACAACCTGATAGACAATTTGAGAGAACCTCAGAAAAGGATAAAAGAACAGAGGATGGCAGTAATAGAACCAGAACTGAAACAGTAGATTAAACTAGATATGAAAAGCAAAGAATTAATACTGGACGTATATTTTCAAACTAATGAAAGCTATGCAATCCGTCACGAAGAACTAGACGGAAAGCAGTACATCGTTGTTCCAGTAACAATGATGGTGGAAGGCGTACATAGTGGAAGTCATGGGCCAGTATTACATTTAGCCGAAGAATTAGGGCGTTATCCTGAAAGTTGGGATGGTATGCCCGTAACAATTGGACACCCACGAGTGGGGGCACAATATGTGTCTGCGAATAGCCCTGACGTTTTATCTGATTGGGCGGTTGGAAGAATCTTTAATACCTACATGGATGGAACTGCTTTACGTGCAGAAGCATGGTGTTGTATTGCTGATTTGGAGCGTGTTTCCGAAGATACATTAGATAGAATCAATAATGGTGAGATTATTGAGGTATCTATTGGTGTATTTTCTGATGAAGAAGAAACTTCTGGAACATGGAATACTGAAAATTACATTGCCATAGCTAGAAACCATAGACCAAATCATCTTGCTCTTTTACCCGATGAGATTGGTGCGTGTTCTATCGAAGATGGGTGTGGCATACGTGTTAACAAAAAAGGAGGAAGCGAAGTGAAAGCAAAATCACTAATTCTTAACTCTGAGAATCAATCTCAGATTCTAAAGGAATTGAACCAAAATGGCTTCTCTGTCAATGAGCTTGGACATAGTGAACTTTCACAAAAGATTGGACATGCTGTTTACGGTCTTGACGGAAATGGGCTAGACAACTATGTAGAAGAAATTTATGGGGATTACTTTGTGTATGCACAGTACAATAATAGGGTAGAACCTAGAATGCGTAAACTCTATAAACAAGCCTACAAAGTTAATGCTGCTGATGAAATCGAATTAGATGGTGAGGCAATCCATGTAAAACGTGAAATTACGTACGCTAATGTTCCAGATGTTGTTACAAATGGAAGAGTAAAGACAAAACGAATAATTCAAAAAAACAAAAAAGTTATGGCGAATGAAAATTGCACAGATTGTGTAAAAAAATTGGTTGATAACCTTATTGCGAATAAAGCACTCGCCTTTTCAGAAGATGACAGGGAAATGCTTGAAAGCTTGCGAGAGGACCAACTTGAAAAAATGACACCACAACCGGCACCACAAGTTAACGAGAAGAAATTTTCGAGAGCTGATGTGTTGTCCGTACTAAGTGAGCAACCGCTTACAACTGAGGAGTATTTACAGATTATTTCCCCAGAAGCTGCGGCACCTATCGTTGAAGGCCTTGAACTTAGAACCAATCAGAAAACAAGCATGGTTACTGAAATCATGGCTAATTCTGATGTATGGACTGAGGATGAATTGAATTTGAAAGAGTTGGATGAATTGAAGAAGATTCACAAAGTAGCCACTAATGGTTCAGTACATATTGGTGGTGGAAATCTTGGAGGTTCTACTAAACTCGAAACAAATTCGAAAAAACCGAAAACAATAATGCTACCAAAAATAGCACAAAAGTAAAAAAATTAATTAATTTAAAAGGTAAATAATATCATGGCAAAACAAACTATTAAGTTAAAAAAGTATGCCGACATTATCAACGAGTATAATGCCGAAGCTGCCATTACTCCTGGGATGTTGATTGAATTAACATCATCTGGTACTGTACAGAAAAATTCTGCTGCTGGTCTGGCTTGTGCTAAGACATTTGCGCTAGAAGATGAATTACAAGGAAAAACAATTGCTGATGCCTATGCCGCAGGCGCACCTGTGCAATGTTGGAGTACTATTCCCGGAGAAGAAGTTTACGCTTGGCTTGCAAATGGCGAGGACGTTTCTGTTGGCGACAAACTTGTTTCGAATGGTGCCGGGTTGCTTAAAGCAATGACAGCGGACGATTCTTCTGCGGTTGTAACGGAAGAAACTCCAATTGCAATTGCATTGGAAGATGTGGACATGAGTGGGTCGTCTGGTGTTGACCCAACAGGCAGAATTAAAGTACGAATCATTTAATAAAGGAGGAAAATAAAAATGACACAAGCAAGTGTAGATTTAATCAATAACGGACAATCACAAGGTGCCGTAGCAAACGCTTTAAAACAGGGCGGGGCATTAAACATCTCGCATAAACGTCCGTATTTGGATGAGGATAATATTCCTTGTATTACCGTCTTTAAAGGTGGTGACGTTACAAAACCTGAAAATTACGAAGCTGTTTACGCATCAAGTAAAGGATTGAATGTTAACGCAACATTAACCTTAACAAAAGATGAGTGGGAACAACTTGACGAGGCTGTAACCGAAGTTGCAAGGGAAGAACTTGCAGTATTTGATTACTTCGTAGGAAAAGGATTGACCAAAACATTGAAAAATGCATTTGGTACTACTGTTCTACAATGGCAGTCAATCAGCGATTCTCAGGAAGCCAATATGTCAATGGACGGCGTTGTTCGTGGACAGGGTGACCGTGTACAGTACAAAGATAACTTCTTACCTATTCCGATTCTTCACGCCGATTACGAGATTAACGCTCGTTTCCTTGAAGTAAGTCGTAACAATGGTAATGGAGTTGATGTGGAAGAAGCAGCTAACGCTACTCGCCGTATCATGGAGAAAAAAGAAGATTTACTTATTGGTACTGGTACTTACACTTTTGGTGGTGGTACAATGTACACACTTCTTAACTACCCTGACCGAAATACTGTAACAATCCGCGATTGGAATGATTCAGCAACCACTGATGCAATGATTATCGAAGATGTTACTGCATTGAAACGTGCAAACAAGGATGCTTATCACGGTGGTGAAGGTGTATTGATTATCCCTTCTGATTACGAGGACAAACTTGGTGAAGATTACAGTGTGTCCGGGTCGTCTTTGATGACTATTCGTGAGCGAATTATGAAATTAGGTGGTATCGCTGATATCTTAGTTGCCGAGCGTTTAGCTGATAATAACGTGCTTTTTGTTGAATTGAAAAAACGCACAATTGAAATCGTAAACGGTATGCCATTACAAAACGTAATGTGGACAACTGAGGGCGGTATGGTTGCAAAACACAAACTTTTGGAGATTGCAGTACCTCGTTTCAAATCAGATTACAACGGAAATTGTGGTATAGCTCACGGAGCAACTGCATAATAAAAGATTCCACTAATCATGTGGTATTTGTTTAATCAAAATAAATAAAAATCGTTATGGCTAAAAAAAGCAAAGAAAGAAAAGAAATCCCTGAGGGGATGAAGTGTTACAAAAAATTAGGTGGCGGCTCGTTCAGATTCCCAAATCGTATTATCAAAAAAGGGCAATCATTTTGGGCTTACCCTACTGCGATTCCTAGCGCGTTTAAAGACACTATCGAAGAAACTGCTGCTGATTACAATGCAGTTATCATTTTTAGCACAGGGGCATCTCCTGTTGCGTCACAGAGTAAATCAGTAGAACCTGTTTCTGTTACGTTTGAAATGACACCTGCTCTAGACGCGGATGGTAACAACATTACAAAGGGCAATAGCAATTTGTATAACGTGGTTGATTCAGAAGGAAAAGTGCTGAATGAAAAACCTTTACGAAAAGGTAAAGCAACTGAACTTTTAGAAACATTATCCGCGTAGAGATATGTTGAGTGCGTGGCAAGTCCCACCGATGTGGGAAGGAGGAGAAGTCTGGATATTAGGTGGAGGACCGTCTTTGATTGACTGTTTTAATATTCCTAGTGAAGTCGTTAATTCAGTTAGAACTAAAAAAGAAAGTATATCGGCTTATTCTCCTTATCTTGCTGCGATTCACAATAAACATGTTATTGGAATTAACGTTGCGTATCAATTTGGAAAATGGTTAGATATTTGTTTCTTCGGGGATAAAAATTTCTTCTTAGGGCATAAACATAATCTAGCTAATTGGGGTAAACTAACAGTAACTTGTTCCAAATATGTAGCGAATAAAGACCAGTCGTGGATTAAGTACTTGCCTGCTGAATCAAAAAAAGGAGTACCAGTTGATTATGCTCAGTTAGGAATTAGTTCGTATAACAAAGCGGTATGCTGGAATTGGAACAGTGGTGGTGCAGCTATAAGTTTAGCTGCGTGGCTAGGGGTTAAGCGAATTGTATTAGTTGGGTTTGATATGACATTATCCAATAGCAATCAGCATTTCCATAATGAGTACATAAAAAAGGGGACAAAGTTAGCAGTAAAAAATTTACCATTTAGTAAACACTTACAAGGTTTCCCATTTATAAAAGCGGACGCAGATAGAATGGGGATTGAGATTATTAATACCAGTTTGAACAGTGCTATACAGGATTTTCCTAAAGTGCACATAAAAGAATTATTATAATGCACAGTAACGTTATTCAGTTCATAACAAAAATAAAGCGAACACATCCTACTTTATTTGAGAATAAGTTAGTTTTGGATTGTGGGAGTTTAGACATAAATGGGAATAACCGAATATTCTTTACTAACTGCAAGTATAAAGGAATTGATATCGTTAATGGTAAAAACGTAGATGTTGTAACTAAAATAAATGATTTTCTACCTGACCTAAACGAGGTGTATCATGTAGTGATTAGTTCTGAAATGTTGGAACATGATTCTACTTATGTCGAAAGTCTTAAAACGATGTTTAGGCTTACTAAAAGAAATGGATTATTACTGTTTACCGCTGCATCTACCGGCAGAAAAGAACACGGGACGCATCAAAATACACCAAAAGACAGCCCGTTAACAAATGATTATTACAAAAATATTACGGTAGAAATGATACAGGAAGCGATTGACTTTAATCAGTTTAGTTGGTTTACGCTGGAATATCAAAATAGTATAGGGGACATTCAATTTGCAGGGATTAAACGATGAAGTACACGTTAATAATCCCAACAATGTATTATCATGTTACGCAATTAGCGAATATGATAAAAGTTTATAATCAAATAGATTGCATAGGAGAAATCCTTATTATAAATAATAATGCAACATTATATACCGAATTTGAATCGAAAAAAATAAAAACAATTGGAACTGGTGAGAACATGTATGTAAATCCATCTTGGCGATTTGCTGCGTATGTTGCTAAGTATGATAATTTGATTATTGCTAATGACGATATTACTATTACTGGGGATTTACAATTTTTGCTCACAAATGTAGGTTTGATATTAAAAGACGGCGTAGTATTTGGTCCGAATAAAACGTGTTTTCCATATTACTACGCGCCATCTGAAATAAAATTTAAACCAGCAATTACCGACAATAAATTCGGCATTAATTATGGATTTGGAGTATTTATGTTGATTAAAAAGAAAACATTTTTAAAAAGTGAGATACCCAAAGATTTTTTAATTTGGTATGGTGACCATATTCTTTTCTTAAAAAATGATGCATGGGAATTTAAAGGGATTAGAATAGATACCTCGATGAGAGGCACAACAAGTAAATTAAATTTAAAGCGATTTGCAATTACTGAGCGGAATGCTTTTAACAAATTAAAATATGCAAAATAAAGTAACTAACATAGTTTTAATTCTGAAAAAAGGAGGTGACTTTAATTTTCAGGATGTTTATTTATTAGTAACGCATATTAATAAGTATTGGATTGGTGGAAATAAGCCTTTTATTTATTGTTACACTGATTTAGTAACTGAACAACAATCCTTAGTTGGATTAACCTTACGCCCATTACCCCACCCTGAATGGGCGGGTTGGTGGAGTAAGATGAATTTATTCGGAAAGAAATTACAGGATTTACGTCCTTTTCTATATATTGATTTAGACACAGCGATACTTGACAATATCGCTAGTATCTTACCAGCAGAAAATGAAAGAAATCATTTTATTACGTTACGCGACTTCTACCGTCCCGCCCATTTAGCTTCCGGCGTAATGTGGGTACCAAGAACAGCGTATATGGATAAAGTGTATTCGACTTGGTTATCTGACACTAAATCTCACATTTCTAAATTTAGAGGAGACCAAAATTTTATTGAGAGTGTAGTTAAATCTGATTTATATTGGCAAGATATTTTTCCTAATGAAATTATAACAACGTTTAAACCTAACCGTCAATGGCGAACAGAATTTCCGCTTGGGTCTAAAGTTGTTTGTTTTCATGGTACACCAAGAATACGAGAGGCGGCAAATAGTGTTGAATGGGTAAAACAGTACTTAAATTATGCAATCTGATAAACTGATATTAGTAACGGGCATTGAGAGAAGCGGAAGTACACTTATTACGAGAGTTCTTCAACTTTGCGGGGCAAATGCAGGGCGCGTGAATAAAATGCGTGAAAACGAAGCCATTCATGCTTTAAACGCTTCGATAATAAAAGCTAATAGCGAAGAATGCCATATGCCAAATTTGGAAACATTGGATTACGCTAAAAACTTAGATACAGAAATAAATAATTGTTTAATTGAACAGAGATTACCCGCAACTATGCCGTTTGTTTATAAAGATTCAGGCTTAATCCAAATCTGGCCGATATGGAATACTACTTATCCAGATGCAAAATGGATTATAGTTAGACGTAGAACCGGTGATATCATAAATTCTTTTGTAGAAACTGCCTACATGAAGAAATTTAAAGATGTTAAAAATCTAAAGCTTGTTGGTGCTGAAACAGAAAGAGACGGTTGGTTATGGTGGGTTAAGCAGAATGAGCAGCGATTAGTCCAAATGATAGAGGCAGGAATAAATCACAGAATTGTTTGGCCTGAACGAATGCGTGATGGTGATTTTGAACAAATGAAAGAAGTCGTTGATTGGTGTGGGCTTGAATGGAATGAGGATGTAGTAAATGTGATGTCTAAACTATTAAAATAAAAATTATGGCATTTCGAACAACAGAACAAGGGGTGTTAGATATTATGGATAACGACTTGACGACAGCACAAGTTACTCCGTATCTGACAAGTTCAAATATATTCGTAACGGAAACCTTACTTTCCGTTGGGTTAAGCGATGAAATCCTAGCTGAAATAGAAAAGTGGTTAACTGCACACATGATTGCCTTGACTAAGGATAGAATATCTAAAGAAGAAGGTGCTGGTGGCGCATACATTAAATGGGCAGGTATTTGGGAAAAAGGATTCAATGCAACACCTTACGGACAAATGGCAATGAATTTAGATTCATCTAATACATTAGCTACTATTGTTAAACAAAAATCAAGTGCTTGGACTAAAGCAGTTCCAGGAGTATAAGATATGGGAAGAATCGAAAAAGTTGTATCAAAATTTACCGTTCAGGTTTGTGTGTATTGGGGGAATCCTCAACGTAACGGTACAGGCGGATTAACCTTTGATTCTCCTGTTGAAATATCATGCCGTTGGGATGAAAAGCAAGAATTAAAAATAGGTTACGACCATAATAAATTTTCATCACAGGCAGTTGTATTAGTAAACCAAGATTTAGATAGACGTGGATTCTTATGTAATTCATCTTTATCTGATTTACAAACTGAGGCAACTGCAAATGGTTGGGATATTGACAATCCATTGGAAATACCTACTGCTTTTATCATTCAGCAATTTGAGAAAATACCAATGGTGCGCTCTAATAATGATTTTGTAAGAACAGCGTATTTGTACGACCAAGGATAATAATTATGGCATACGTAGAAGGATTGGAACAAGTGCTTTATAATATTGATAGAGAAATTAATGCTATGCGTGGGCGCACTCTATTAGGTATGACTAAAGCGTTAAATCATTTGCACCGAGAGACTGAGACTTCGCGTCCGCTAGTCCCACGAGATACAAATAAAATGGCACAAAGCTGGTACATATTTCCAGCAAGAGGTGGCGTGAATCCAATTGTTACCGCAGGGTATACCGCGTATTACGCACCATACGTGCATGAAAAAACAGATGCACTAAATTGGACACGCCCCGGCTCAGGCGCAAAGTGGTTACAGATTCACTTTGAAAGAAACAGAGAGGAGATGAAATTAATAATTGCACAAAACGTAATGGTAAAACGATAAAACATGAATGCACCGTCAATAGATATAAGAGAAATACTAACGGCAGATATTACTGTTGATACCACATCATTTCCAATTGAGATTGGTGCATTACCAGAAGATTTGCCGAATTGCACAGGAATAATGGACATTGCAGGTGGCTCACCCCAACTGACAATGGACCTAGCTAAATATGAATTTCCATCTATTCAAATAAAAGTACGATGTACTGATTATGAAACTGGATGGGCGTACATAAGTTCTATTAAGGATTCACTACATGGTCGGGCAATGGAGACATGGGGTGACACCTTATACACCTTGATTCAATGCTTGAATGGCCCCGGCTTTTTAGAGCGTGAAAATCAAAGGACTATTTTTATTATTAACTTTAACATACAAAGGAGGTAAATTATGAGTGATGCTATTGCTGGTGTAGGAACCATCATACAAAAATGGGATGGAGCGTCGGCTTGGGACCGCATTGCAGAAGTAACCAATATCTCAGGCCCCGGAATGTCTCGTGAAATGATTGATGTCACTTCACTTGATTCCACAAGTGGGTATCGTGAGTTTATTGCAGGCTTTAGAGATGCAGGAACAATCGTACTTTCCATGAATTTCACCAGAGCTGGTTTGGATATGTTTTTGACAGATTTTGAATCGAATGATGTTCAAAACTATGAGATTGTTTTACCTGATACAGATAAAACATCTTTAGAATTTGAAGGACTTGTTCAAGAATTTCCATTAACAATCCCAACAGACAGCCAAGTAACAATGGAAGTAACTATTAAAGTTACAGGCCAAGTTACCGTTAATTCTGGTAGTAATTCAACCGCACCTGCGTAATCTGATTGCGTAGGGGCTAATCTAATCAAGATTATTTAATTTTATAACTATTTTATTAATCATATAAAAATAATTGAAATGAGTAACGAATCCGTGTTTTTGACAAAAGAGCTGCTATTTTCGCAACGTGACGAATTAGCAATTGAGAAAGTTCAACTAACTAGGGGTCATGTTTTCGTAAGAGAAATGACCGCAAAAGAAAAAAATACTTGGGAACGCGCTTTAATGAAAAAAGTACCACAGATTGGTGGTAAAAGAGGAAATCAACCTGAGTGGGAAACAACTCTGGAGGATTATCGCGCTAAATTAGCAGCTTGTACAATCTGCGATGCCGAAGGTGAATTATTGTTCACAATGCGTGACGTTAAGGACTTAGGTGAAAAATTGAGTGCAGCCAACATGGAAAAGATTGTTGACGTTGCAAACCGATTGAATGCGATTACACTGGAAGACCAGGAAGCCCTTGTAAAAAACTCAGAAGCAGACCAGAACGACAGTTCCAGTTCAGGCTCTGCCGAGAATTAGGTTATGCTCACCCTGATAAATTATTAGAAGAATTAACGGCAACACAGTTAGCAGAGTGGCGAGCTTACGCAACATTAGACCCGATTGGTGAGGATAGAGCAGATTTCAGAATGTCCTATATTGCGTCCTTATTAACTAATTTGGTGATAAAGACAATGGGCAAGCAAGGTGCGAAGCTAACCAGTGTTGACGACTTCTTATTAAAGTGGGGAGAAACGGAACAACAAGGAAAAGGACAAACAATAGATGAAATGAAAAGTGTATTCCAATCGCTTGCAGGTGCATCTATTAAAAACGAAAAAGACAAGAAACAAATAACAAGTCACAAACCTAAAAGTTTAAGGAAATGAATGTAGGCACATTAACCATATCACTTGCAGCAAGGACAGCAGGATTAACCGCAGCATCAGCTAGGGTTAAATTGTTCAAAAAAGAAACACTAACAACAGCGCAAAAAGTTAATCGTAGTATATCTTCCATAGGGATGTCTATGTCTGCATTAACGATTCCGATTGCTGCGGTGGGTGGTGCTGCCGTAAAGTTATTTTCTGATTTCGAATTTTCATTAGCTAAAGTAGTAGGTTTAGTTGGAATTGCGGAGGAAAAAGTACAAGCATGGGGAACTGAAATTCTTAAACTTGGACCAGAAGTAGCAAAAGGCCCTAAAGAATTAGGGGAAGCTTTATACTATATTACTTCCGCTGGTATTCGCGGTACTGAAACAATGGAAGTACTGGAGATGTCTGCAAAAGCTGCCGCAGCAGGTTTAGGAGAAACAGCAGTAGTAGCAGATGCAGTTACATCTGCTATGAATGCTTATGGTAAGGATGCATTATCCGCTGCACAAGCAACAGATATTCTAGTAATGTCCATACGTGAAGGAAAAGTAGAACCTAGCGATTTTGCGGCAGCAATAGGTAAAGCACTTCCTATTGCAGCACAATTAGGTGTTACTTTTAATGATGTTGGTGCTGCAATGGCAGCTATGACTAGGACAGGTACTAAGGCATCCACTTCTGCTATTTATTTACGTAGAGTTTTGTCGTCAATTCTGAATCCTAGCAAAGAAGCTAAAGTGGCAGTTGCGGATTTAGGTGAAAGTTTTTACGGATTTCGTCAAACTTTGCAGGAAGAAGGCGGATTATTGAAAGTACTTCTAAAAGTGAGGTCACTTGTAGACCAATTTGGGGAAGAAGAAGTATCTAACATATTTCCAAATCTTCGTGCAATTATCCCGGTACTTGATATTATTGGAAAAAACTTGGAAAATAACAAAGTATTATGGGAATCAATATCAAATCCAGTAGGAGCAGCTAGACGTGCGTTCGAAGCAGTATCTACCACATTTAAACATAAATGGAATTCTGCGGTTAGTTCAGTGGAAACTTCTTTTGTTAAATTTGGAAAGAGCGTTGCACAAACGCTAATCCCAGTAATGGAGAAAGTAGCTAATTACGTTGAAGGTTTAGCAAATAAATGGGAGAGTTTGGATTCTGCTACTCAAAACTCAATAGTTAAAATTACTTTAATTACAGCGGCAGTTGGTCCTTTAGCTATTATCATAAGTACGCTTATAAATACTGCATTAATTCCATTGCGTATTGCATTAGCTGCGTTACAAATTCCCATAGGGATATTGACCGGGCTAGGGCTTTCTGCTACTATTGCTTCGTGGGTACTTGCATTTCTAGCTGCGGCTGGGGCTATTGCTTACATGAAAATGAATTTTGAATCTTTAAATTCTACAATAGATGCCGCAGGAAATAAACAAGATAGTAAATTTAAAACATGGGTTAATTCTGTAATAACTAAGCTGGAAACCTTCGTGAATAAGGGGGATTTAAACAGGTTTGCAAGTCAATTAGAACAGGCTACTTCAATTTGGGACACATTTACACAAAAGCATTTAAGTGGGACACAAATGGCTGAGGATTTAGCAAGACTTGGTGGAGAGGTTTCTGATTTAACTGAAAAACTGGCTAAATTACCAAAGACAGTTGCTGCATCGGATATGAGAGAGGAAGCTTATTCTAATATCGTTTCTAAACTTAAAGAAATGTACGATATTAGAAAAAAGATTATATCGGATGCGGAGAAAGTCGGACGTAGTATGGGAAGAATGGCTACTGCTAATGAAGATATTTTAGAGTTTGCAAAGAAAGTTGTATCTGGTGTGGTTGATGCTGGTTTATATGATGAAGCGAGGGATGCTTCATCTGAATTTTCTTCTTTTTACGAGGGGTTTATGACTGATTTGAAAAAAACAGGGGGTGACGTATTTAATTGGATTTCGGACCAAGCAAAAAAATTGGCACCTGCTTTAAATTCAATCGTTGATTTTTTCTCAATTTCAGGGGGAAAAGCGGCAAAAGTATTTACTGCAACTTTTGACGATTATTTCAAAAAGCAACAATTTGATTTAATCGAGCAGATTGTAATTGGTGGGGGTAATACTAATTTTATGAATGATTTGTGGAAAGGGACAACGCCTAAACAAATAGCACCGACAAGTCAATTCACGGATATATCTGGGCCGCTTAGTAAAATGAGCAACCAGTTAATAAACTTAAATAAGCAATTTTTAATATTTGGGGATGCTTCCAATTACGCTTCTGAGAGAGTTCGAATATTAACCGAATTTTTAGATACTGCAAAAGAAAGAGGAATTGGTGGTATATTTTCCGAGGAGGACCTTAATTTAATTAAGGAGACTACCGATGAATTAAAACGTATTCAAAATATTTGGAATACTTTGCAGCAATTTGAGGGGTATGTTAGTGATGATACCTTGAAGGCAAGTATTGAGTATTATACTGCACTAGGATTAACTAAGCGAGAATTAGAAGGAATAGGGGGCATAATAACTGATTTAAAAGGTTTTAATTTATTTAGTGATGAAACGTTACTAAACATGATGGATGGAATTGCTTCACTTAAACTAACCGCTGGAGCATTACGTGGGATAACTATTCTAGTTCCTATTTTTGCTGATGTATTCGCTGGAATTGGGGAGAGTATTGGGAAAATGGCAGCAGGTGCAGGTGACGCTTTTGATGGATTGCTAAATATTATAGTTGGTGTATTCAAGCAAATTGGGAAATTGTTAATCTCCGCCGGGACAATACTAGCTATTATACCAGGATTTCAGGCATTAGGAATCGGGTTATTATTAGGTGGGATTGGATTGTCTGCGATGGGAGCTTACTCGCAAGAAACATTTGCGAGTAACGCTACTGGAATGAAAGATGGTGGGATAATCCCTGCTGGTTTCGAGGGTGATAAATTCCCAGCAATGTTGAATAGTGGAGAAGCAGTAATCCCATTATCAAAATTACCACAATTAATGGGAATTGGTAAAACAGACAAACAAGAAGTATTCCTTAGATTAAAAGGACGCACTGCCGAAGCTTTAATTGGAAGACAACAGACATATAATAAAGCATTTTAAGAATGGCATATACCGCGAAATACAGAGCAAAATGGAATTCCCCTAGAGGTGGGTCGGGTTATTTGTATTTAGACTTGCAGAATTATTCTGGGAGTATAATAGACGTAACTCTAGCAGGGGATTACTTTGATATCGAGCCTGCCTTTGAAAATTGGGACACGCATGTTATTGGTTTGCGTTGTTCTTTTACAATTTTAAATGACCGCGCAAATTATTTTGATTTGTTTGAATTAATCATTACAACTGAACGAAAATTCAGAGTTCGAATAATAGAGAATACGCCAACTTCACAGACATTATTTGAGGGATTTATCAACGTACAATCTGTAACGCATGGGTATCTTAATTTTGAACCGATTTATTTAGTAGCTAGTAGTTATCTATCAAAGTTAGAAAGTCTATATCCTGCGTCCCTAGACACGCTACAGAACATTACGTTTATTGATATTATTAATGAAATTCTAATTTCTGTTGGGAGTTCATATAATATTAGGGTTAATTGTAGCATGAAACCCGTAGAGGACACTTTATCAGCAGGACAAACATTATTTAATAAAACAGGATTTAACACAGAAGTATTTTGGGAAAATGAAACAGAAAGAAAAAACAGTTTAGAAGTATTACAAAGTATTCTTAGGTCTTTTAATTGCTATTTGTATTGGTGGAACAATTACTGGTATATTGAGCATTATTCTGATTTGTGGAAAACGAACATAGCTTTCGTTGAGTACACAGCAGGTTTCCCATATTCACCTGCGGCATATGGGATTATTTCGAATGAAACCAGAAATTTAGCAGATGTGCATTCCCTTGTTTTTGCAAATACTTCTCAGGAAGTAACAGGGATTCCTGGGTATCGCTTAATTCAAGTTAAACTAAATGCAGGTGACACATTACTGTTAAATTTGTTAACATTGTTTTTACGTCAGACAAATATAACAGAAGTGACAGAACCAAGCGGATTAGCTCAACCGTATTTGAGAATGTGGACGTTCTACACAAGCGCAACCTATCCAAAGATTTGGGCGGCATCAGGTCAACCATATGGAATAATAGCAAATGGTGTTTTGCGGCAACATTCTTACGATACTAGAAATTTAGGATTACAGATGGCAACTTCTTTTTCTTGTACTGTTATAGAAGAAACAAGCATAACACTTTCGTTCAAGTACAAAGATTACAATGGAGAGATTGCAGGAGCAACTTATGAGGAACGTTCTGATTTGTATATGAGATTTCCAGTTTTAATTTCTATAAAAGGAACTTCATATTTTATTATTTATGACCACATTGATGACATATTTTTTGTCTCCAATACGCCTGTAACCTTAGCAACAACTATAATTCAAGTAGAAGCAACTCAATTTGACCAAGCTAGTGCAACGGCGGAATGTCAAATAACAATTCCGCTTGGAAAAGTAAAAACGTCACAGATATCTGACGAAAATTATTTGGTGGTAAATAATATTACTGAATTTTCTTTAGAAATAAGAGGGGAAAAAGTATATAAACGATTAGACGAGGATAGAGATAGATATTTACCAAGATTAGCTGCATGGGGGGATTTTAAGATAGCTGCTTCAAACGATGTTGATTTTAATTTAATAGAAGGTAGTATTAATACGGACTTTTTAGATAAGAAGGTCATTGATATTACTTTAGCCGACAATGCAAATTTCAATTACACTAATGGAATTCGGCGTGGAACTAATTTGGAGGAAAGAACAACACAATGGGATAAAGGCACGGCAGAGCAAATGTCTTTGGTGGATTGGTTGTTATTAGAAAAATTTAGAATGTATAATGTAACTCGACAAAAAATAACAAGTGATGTAATTTCGGTTGGGTTATTGCGCCCATTCTCATTGTTTACGGAGAGCAAACAAGCAAATAAGAAATTCATATTAACGAAAGGGTTACAAATCCCAATTATGGATGGATATATAGTTGATTTGAGTGAGTATGATAATGAAACGGAAGTCACACTAACAGACGTATAATTATGGCAATAAATGTATCAGTACGCAGAGTAAAGGTAAATAAAAATTACTTCGGGAATGCTACACCATCGTATGTGTTTGATGATACCAGTCAAGCGATTCCGGGGACTGTTGCGCCGTTTGTTCATGTTGAAAAAAATGTGCTGACAGATTTGGAAAGTCACACTGTTACTGTTCTTTTTGGTTATTCATTTGTGAATCAACCGTTGGAAATTTTAATGGAAGTAACTAAAATGACTTTACAAGCAGATGGTGGGTATTTGCCTCAGAATATACCTTGGAGTTATGACGACATATTGCAACCGACAATAGACGGATTTGAAATAACAATTAATCCAATATTCACACCCGATTTAACAGGGGTTAAAGTAAGATATAAATTTGAAGAATTATGAAAAACTTATTAGTAATACTATTTGTTCTAATTGCGTTTATAAGCAACGCACAGTACCCTGTTGACACCTATACTGTTCGTGCTAGAGAACGCTTACAAGCAGATAAAAACTTTGTTATCGGTGCAAATGGCGATACATTGCGTAATACTACGCAGATTGACGACTATGATACCACTATTGTTACTTTAGATTTTCTAAAGGATAGTGGACAGTATGTGATTCAACCGTTTGAGTATATTCAATTCAACACTGATTATCCAATAACTGAAACAGAACTTCCCGGCACAATATATTACAACAAAGATGATGACACATGGGATTTAGTGACAGAACACAATATTTACCAAGCCGGACAGGAATTAGCCCCATTGATGAAAAATGCATCAGGGGCAACAATGTACAATGGTCAAGTCGCTTATTATGCAGGTGCGATTGGTTCCTCCGATAATCTTCAATTCACTTCCGCAGCCTTAGATGGTACTTTTCTTCCAAGTAGAATTGTTGGAATTTTGACTGAGGATGTATTGTCAAATGAAAAAGGTAAAGTTACTTGGTTCGGTGGAATTAGAAATTTTAACGTAACGAATGTGAAGCAGTCAACGGATGGTGCGTGGGCAGTTGATGACATTCTTTACGCTAGTAATACTGAACCAAGTAGAATGACAAACGTAATGCCTGAAGCTCCATATTATGCCGCTGAAATGTGTGTAGTATTAGCGATAAACGGCGGTAACGTTACTGTATTTGCACGACCAACATGGAACTGGAAAATGAAGGATTTAGCGGATGTTGACGGGGAGCCGCTAGTTACAACAGGTCAATTCCCTGTGTGGGACAATAATAGGGGCGTATTTGATTTTAATTATAATATAAACGACTACGTACCTGATTCAATATGGAACAATATAAACCACAATGACTTACCGGGATTAGATGGTGGGGAGATTGGGTATTACGGGCATTTAACAGCAGCGGAAAAGAACAGTTTAGACACTATTGGAATTAACGCGACAAACATCGCCATCAACAGTCAAGCAATAATTGACAGTTCAGCTAGTTTGCAGGCTGAAATAGATGGATTGGATTTACAGGCTGTAACCCATAACGATTCTGTTACAACGCACAATATCCGTTCAGGAAATACACTAATTGGCACATGGACGCACAATAATACATATTCTTTTTACGGTAGGTTTAATAAAAATACAACATCAGGATATGCATTTATTCAATCATCTGTTGGAGCTACATATTTTAATACAGAGTCAGCAACTAATATGAGCTTTCGTATTGGCAACAGCGATAAATTCAAGCTGTTTAGTTCAGGGAATGTAGTGTTTTCAAATAGCCCAGTAGATGATTCGGTCAATAAGTTACAAGTAAATGGAACAGTATCGCACGACGATGCAATTTTAAACAATCAGTCGGCAACACTTAATAATGTTAGAATAAAAACGGACAGCCTTGAAGCTGTACTTGTTGATACTCTTTATGTTGTTATGACGGGGCAAAGCAATGCAGAGGGGAAATGTCCAACGACTTCTTATTCAATGTCTGTTGATAGTAATGTATTTGTTTTCGACACAAACAATTTGATATGGAACGTTGCAGACTCGACTAATACACACGACAGACTACAGAATGGATTACCCACTGGCAGAAACAATATTGGGTGGTCATTTTGTAAAGTACTTTCCAAAAAATATAATTTGCCTGTTAAGTACGTAATATCTGCACAAGCTTCACTTGCGATAGACCAATGGGATAATGACTCTGCTCAATGGGATTATCTTATAAACGCTATTAATAACTCTGAAATACCTAGATTAGATTATTTTATTTGGATGCAAGGTGAAGCAGATAACGCAAATAGTTTATCGTACTACGAAAACAAATTTAATAGCTTAGTTCTAAGATTGGATTCTTTACCGCAAACTATAAGTTCAACTGTGTATTTACCTATTCAAATGGCTCCGCAATATGTTCAGAATGATGCTTTGTTAAATTATGCTGATACAACAAAAAACCCTGTTTACTTAATTAAGGCCTCAGATTTGGAAACTTGCGACGGAACACACTACACAGCCGAAAGTATGGATAATATAGCTAAGAGATTAGTAAATTATCAGGCATGGAATGGTATTTTATTGGCAAATGCCGCTTTAGATTCAACTATTAATTTTACTGAATTAGACCCTGATTTCAACGCAGAAGAAGCCAATATTGTTAAAAAAGATGAGTCAACTACCATAAATATTGCCGCCTTGAACAATGCGTTCACATTCGTAAGTTCAGACAGGTATATAAGCAACACTTTTACAGATCAGTATAATACCGGAGTACAAAGATTTGACGGATTAATTGACAAGTTTGTTTTTACAAAGGGGCTAAATGTAACAGGAACAAGTACATTTGTTAATGACGTAACCATGTCAGCAGGCGCAACAGTAGCTGATGCACCACTGATAGACACAGACGTTCTGAGGAAAATAGACATAACAGGCGGAACAGAGAATATAAACGGTGCAACAGTAGCAGTAAACGGCACACCTGTTTTAACCGCCGAAGTTGACGGAAGCGTGACAAACGAACTAATAGACACCATATACTTCACAAACGACACGCTTTATTTAGACGAAGGAGGTAATTTATTTAAGGCTGAGATAGTGACAGGAGGTGTAGGTGATGGTTACGTAAGCAGTGGTTCATTTAGCGGTGGCACACTAACTTTAAACGACCCTGTAAATGGAGCTAAAAATATTACTGGTTGGGATACTCGCTATGGTCAACTAGCAGCCACGAATACTTGGACGGCTAAAAATGTTTGGAGTGGTAGTTTAAATACATTTAACAATGCTCTATATTTTTACGACTTTTCAAATAGCATTTTAGGAGGCACAGGAGGTATTCAAATGACTGCAAGCGATGGGTTTGTTAAATTGAATTACAACAATACAAGGGAGCTAAAACTGCAATCAGATGGTGCCTATTTAGACATGGATAACGCTGCAACGTCATACGTTCAGTTTTACAATACTTCAACAGGTGAAGAAACATATGCAAATAAAAGTGAATTAGCTACTAATTTATCTTTTTCAGGTATTACAACAAGTGCCTTTAAAATTGAATCGAGCACTGGAACATCTACTGTTAACTTTCAGGCTGGTTCTAATATGGATTTTTCAGGCTCAACTGCTAGTACTATTGTGCTGAATGCTTCGTCAAGTGGTGTATCAGACGGCGACAAAGGCGACATTACAGTAAGTGGGTCTGGTACTGTTTGGGATATTGATGCGGGTGTAGTTGGTGCAACAGAATTGGCAAGTACAACCGTAACGGCTGGTAGTTATGCAAACGCAGACATTACTGTTGATTCAGATGGAAGAATTACGAGTGCTGCAAACGGAGCTGGAAACATACTTGAAAGATATTACACATTGACTGGTTCTGGGGGGTGGTCTGCTAATATTGGAGTATTAAAAACAAATGTAAATACTATTTTTAAAGTTACTTTTTTCGCTATAAGTGGTGGTTCTATTGTAGATGAAGGTAGCTTTATCGCATACTGTCATTATAACGGAAGCACAAATGATATAAATATATATCAAATAGATGCACCTTCATCAATTACAGCGACTATTACAACTGGGATTAGCTCTTATTATCAGTTTACTGTTACAAGTGGTGGTATAACTGGAAATTTAATAACAAGTATTCAAACCATTTATGAATAAAATAAATGAAAAAAGCAATATTAATAGCGGTGATTGCCTTAGTAGCTTTGGCAACCGCACAGGCACAAGTGATTAGTGACGAAGATTTCTCTGGCTCAACAATGGTAATTGATTCAACCGAAGTTGAAAACGACATGAAGCTGTTAATTGCCCACGACAGACTTTATGGAAAAAATGGATTAATAAACGTTTTAATCAAACAGGCTTCAAAAGAAAAGGCCGAAACAGGAACCATTGTTAAGGCAGCAGCTACACAGCGGTTTATTGATAACATAGGGGTGCAATATGAAAAATACGCTTCCAAGTTTATTAAAGTAGATACTGTTTATGTGGATTCTATTAAGATTGAAAATCAGATTACCAAAATTAAAGAGTGGCAGGAAGCAGTGATAAACGACCCTGAGATAAAGGAAGCCACATCGCTTAGTGTTTGGGAAAAGAAAAGCAAAAGGCTAGAAAAATTATTGTATTATCAAAAGAGATTACAGTAATTTGTAATTAAAAAATCAAACCCTTTTAAGTTATGATAATTACGGAAGAACATTTAAAAATTGCAGCATTGTTTTTGACAATTGCAGTACCTACTACTTTAGGAATTATTGCAGCGTATCGAAAAAACAATAGCAAGATAATCCGCCACGATGAACGGATTTACGGTCACGATACCGACATAAAAGCAGTGCATGTAAAAATTAAGGAGTTGGACGTTGGAATTAACGGTAAGATTAAAGACATGGAAACTGAATTTAGTGCGGACATAAAAGGGTTGAGAGAGGACATTAGCAAGATTAAAGACAATAACAGGGACGACCACCGTATATTGTTTGAAAAAGTTGGCAGCATAGCTGAGACAATGGCTGAGATAAAAGGCTATATTATTGCAAAAAGTGAAACCGAAAAGAAACTATAATGCGAAATTTTGAACAAAACGAATTTACCTGTGATGGAGTAGTGTGTTTTGATAAGATGGATAAACAGTTCTTGTCCATGCTTGACAACGCCAGAGATTACGCTGGTATAGCTTTTTCACTTACATCTACATGGAGAAGTATAGAATACAGCAAAAAGAAAGGCTGGTCTTTAACTTCATCTCATACACTTGGTTTAGCAGTTGACATATCTGCATCAAGTAGTCGAGAAAAGTGGATAATTGTAAATGCATTGATAAAAGCCGGATTTACTCGAATTGGAATAGGTTCTAATTTTATCCATGTAGATTACGACCAAAACAAACCGCAAAACTTAATTTGGACATACTGAAATGAAAAAAGAAAAAATAAAAAAAGCATGGGATTGGTTTAAAGGTAAAAAGAGAAACATTGGCATTGTTGCTCTGTTTGTTCTACGCGGAATTACATTGTTTGCGCCGGATGCTATTCCAATTGAAACAACGGAATACATTCGTTTAGGTATTGATATTGGATTATTAGGGGGAGCTTATGATGCAGTACGAAGGACAAAAGCAATACGAAAATAAGACAGAAAAGGAGTTTAATTCCACAATAGTATTTATTGTGCCGATTAAAATTCAACTGTATAAATTAATCAAGTTTATTAAATCTTTAAAAAAGAAAAAATGAGTAAAGTAGGATTGTTAACAAAAGACGAAGAGCAATTTTATGGTAAATTAATTGCTGGTGAATTGGGTGTAGGTGGTATTTTGGGTTCCGCCTTAAAATTAGTTGCTCCAATGCTATTAAGAATACCTGATGATAATTGGGGGGACAGAATCCCTGAACCTTGGCAAACATATCTTGAAACGTTGACCACTATGGTTTACGAATCTTTGCAGGATAATGGTATTACTGTTGAGGAGGAAAATGAAATTGTACTGTATTGTACTAAAGTAATGAATGCGGAAATTGATGTAAAATGGATTGATGAGAATGACGAGGAAGCTGCTTTCCTTTACATGTGGAAATGGATTGCATCGTTGCTGCGCAAATTTGTAAAGAAGAACAGCGCGAAAGCTATTGTTGAATAGCATCGTATATTTTTTCATAGCGAAAGGGAGCTAAAAAAGCTCCCTTTCTGTATGCGTAAGTAGTTTGTTTAGCTACTCAGTAGATATTCGAAATTTACTGTCTAATTTTGCTTCCTGTTGCGTTTAAGTCTAAAACGATTATACAGACTTTGTTGCTTATGTTGTTTCTTTTCATCTAAGGTTACTGTAATTGTAGAAGCCTCAAATGCAGACATTCTCTTTTTAAGTTTACATACTGCGATATTCAATTCAGTGAATGTCTTTTCTACTTCGGCTGCTGCTTTACTTAATTCTTCTGCTTTCTGAAATACAATATCTGCATTTTCCGTTTTAATAGTGTACACCACTTTCTTTTTTTAGTTCAGCCATGTATTTGTTGAATTAATAGTTTTATAAAATTGTAATACGAAATAAAATCGAAGGCAATAGCGAGCATAGATAGGAAAAATACTTTACCTAGATTTTTCTGCATTGTTTCTTCTAGCTTTCCTTGAAAAGATTTAGCTAATGCGTAAATTATTAGTATTGCTGTCATTTGATAAGGGTAAATAGTGAGTAACATAAAATGGTTGACCTAGTAAATCAACTCCAACATAATAAGTGATAGTCATAATTGTGTTATTTTTGAAATTCCTTTTTTATTAATGCTTACTTTGAATACTCTGTCCGCATACGCAGATAAAGTAGATACGTGAGTTATCACAATGAACTGAATGCCTAATTTTGTGGATAATTCTTTAAGCATTTGTGATGCTGCCTCTTGGTTGTCCTCACTTAAATGCTTAAATGGTTCATCTAGTAATATAGTATTCCTAGTTCTCGGCATCTGCATACTCCAGCAAGCTATACGCAAAGCTAAAGACGCAATATCCATTGCACCAAATCCAGATGCATTCTTTGGTTTTATACTCGACGCATTTCTTTCGAATAAGAGGTCACATTCCATTTTACCTCTGCGCTCAACAAACTCTGTTACAAGTTTGTATGGATTAGTAAACACTCCTTCTAAAGCTAAAGAAGTAATATCCGAAATATGAAATTGAAGTTGTGCCTGCGTTTCAGCACCTACAAGTTTAACAATTTCATTAGCTTTCTCCAAGTGTTTTGCTCTTTTACGTTCAGTTTTTATCTCAATTTGTAATACTGAAATATCCTTTTCAAGTTGTTCTTTTTTCCCAACTTGTCTTTCGTAATGTTTCTTTATTTCGGATAATGTCATTCTATGTATTTTTCCTCAATTGCTTTTGTTTTTTCGTCTATTTGTGAATCAATTGCTTTTAAATCTTTTTCGAAGCCTTTAACCTCTTTCTTTGCTGCTTTTACTGAATCACAATCAAAATCTTCTTTCAATTGTTGAAGGATAGCCTTCTTTTGCCCTTTCAATTCTTGTTCCCTTGCTTGCGCTGAATCAACTTTATCTTTCAGCTTTAATAAATCCTTTTCTTTCATGCTACTGATACCTCCCCAGTTATTTTTAAAGTTAATTCACCATTCCGTGTAGGAGACATTTGCATCTCTTTGATTATGGCATCAGCTTCTATCCTTGTATTGCCCGTTTTTATTTTAATCCTAACAGGAGTAGTATCACGCTCATTCCGTTTTTTATACTTAGCCTTAGCCTTACTCCACATCTGCCCCATTAATGGTACGAATGTTTCTTCTGTCATTGCAGGAATGCAAGTTTCTTTAGGTGTAGTATCTGCGTAACAATCACTATTATTCAGAAACACTGCCTTGAATATCTTTGTTTTATGCTTGCTCATTACTTAATGGTGATTACATTACTAACCTCAGGTGTAACATGTAGTCTGTCTTTAGCTGGTTGCTTTCTCGCAAACTTATGTACTCGCAATCCTTCTTCTGTGTCAGTTATTGTATATCTAGCCCCTTGTCTATATATTTCAATAGTTTCCACTTTTTGCTTATGTGTATTGTCTATTTCAACTTTCATATACTAACCTCCGTTAAATTCTCTTAATTTAGGGTCAAACCACCTTGTCCTCTTCCGGCTGCGTAGTTTTTCGCTGTACTCGATCCAAGATTGCAGCCTGCGTAAATCACCTTGTTGCATAAAGTAATAGATTTTCGCCATTACTGCATCCGCTAAATCAGCGTACTGCTCTGCTCCGAAATGTATTCCTACAAAAGAATAATCTTGTCCATTCTGTATTCTTTGATAGTAATCCATAAATCTTTCATCCTGTGTTTCTGGTAATTTTTTACTCATCTTCCATATTTTTATAGATTATTTCCTTTACTTTCTTACTCGTTTTATTCACACTAAAGAATCTTTTAATATTCTCCGAAAAACTCATTGTAGCTTTAAAGTCGGTATTCACTTTAGAAATAAAAGCATCTATCCTAGCATTTCTTTCAGCTTTAACTTCAATATGTTCCCTACTAATAACGCCTTGTGAAATAGGAATATAGACAGGCTTAACCGTATTATTTTTAGCTGAATACAACCAAACCGCAGGTTTATAATCAATCTGGTCTGCATTATTCCGCATCATCGAGCCTACATTAACTAAGATTCTGCCTTTGTACTTTTCAACAAAAGGAATATGATTATCCCCTGTAACAATGCAATCAAACTGAGGGTATTTTTTCAATAGCTTTTTTGCAGATTTGTTCTTACAGTCAGGAAAAGGTAACTCATCTTTCCAAGTAAGCACGTGCCAAACAAATACACTTCTATCCCCTATTTTTGATGGTTTACTATCTTTACTAATCTTTGAACTATCTTTATCAAATCCATGTCCCCCATTCAACAAATGCACTTTACCTGATTCAATCAATGTAGTCAATCCTGATTTATGCCGCAAATCAAATGAATGTTGTGGTAAATCGTGGTCCCCGTATATTGTATAAAACTGATTTGGAATATACTGCATCACTTTCGTAATCAACTCAGGGCTAGGTTTCCAATGATGAAAGAAGTCCCCACTACACAATACAGGACAATTGTATTTCTTCTGTAAATCAGATATGAATGTCAACTTTCTCCATTGTTCAGCCTCAAAATCATCTGTACGTGCTACTGGTACTTTCTCTCGGATATGATTGTCACCACAAAATATAGCATCAACCTTTTTCATGTATCTTTCTTTTAGTCATGTCGAAGTCTCCGTATTTGATTAAAGTGGACATCGTAGCTGGTCCAAAATCAGAACGCCAACCACCATTTCCAGGTGCGTATGCTCCGAATAAAACCTGACTGATTGCGTGTTTTAATTCTAATTGCTGCTCTATATCCAACCAAGGCAGGGTGCAGTCTTTTACCTCTGTTGCACTCCCATATTTACCTTTTTTGAATAAAAGATACAATCGGTATAACCAATGCACTTTATAATTTTGTACTAAGTACCCGTGATTTCGTACAGGTTCATCTATTTTCTTAAAATACCAAGGTAGTTTTGCCATAATCACATTGAATTATATCGGTTATTATATTTTTTAATCTCGTCCTCTTTTTTCTTTTCTTTATAAATAGCATCAACATTATCCGCAATGTATTCAAATACTTCTGGATAAAACCTTCGTAAGTCATCATCGTTGAATGCGTTCCCTTCATGCAACCATATTAGATTCCATGCTGGGACGTTTACCATTGCTTGCCCTTTAAATTTACCAAAAGGCATCAAACTATTATCAGTTAATTTAGCCATGTCAAAATAATTTACCAGTTAATTCGCCAATGCTTGTAAATTTAGAATCAAATTCAGTTTCTTCCCGAACATACATCAAACCCTGCATTCCATTCTTGTCTAGTGCTCTATACAACACCATTTTTTGTCCGTCTTGTTCGTTTGTAGTGTTGGTCACTTTTGCAATAACAATGTACATTTTATTGTTCTTGTTATTTTGATACGTTCTGTTTTTTTGTGCCATGATTAAAGTTATTTAAGTTTACTACCGCAAATAAAACATTTTCCCATTTCTTTCAATTTAGAATCATACAGATTCTTATTTGTGACGTATTCCTCTTGTGCTAATTTCAATTTACTTTCGATATTAGTGTATTTCTCTATCAAGTTATTTAAAGTCACTAATTTCGTGCTTAAAATGCTTCGTTCTGTTTTATTCGAAAATACACTAATTAATAATGGTTGTAAATCAGAAATGTTGGATAACTTAACTATTTCGTCCTCCACTATTGTTAATCTAGCAAGTAATTCGGATAGCTTATTTAATTTCTTTTCAAGTTTCTTTTTTTGTGCAATGTCGCTCAATACTGAATCCACATCGGCTTTTATGATTAGGATTTTAGAATTTTCTTCTATTTTTGCATCTACCGATTTAGCTTGTTGAATTAAATAAGTAATAGAATCAAATTCTAGTTGACGTTCCGTTCGTTTGTTTGTAAGATGGGTAACTTCCATT